TAGTCTTTTGATCGCGTTCAGCTGTCATTTCCCAACCTTGGAACTTAACGCTGTACTCGGTTTGTACTAGATCCTTAGCCATGCCAAGAATGTCTGTGCGGATTTCATATCCGTTCTTGTTGAATTTAACTTCTGGTAATTTTGGTGTTTCGAATGACATAATAATCTCCTTTGTGTGTGTATGTCTTACTTGGCTTCTTTTTCTACTTTGTAGGGAGCCTGTGAAGCCTGCTCCGTCTTTGGAAACAGATATTTACTAACTGATTCCACAGAATACTTAGCCATGTCAATGGTGTTGTTTACAGCCATCTTGGCAAATTGTGTTTGTGAATCGATGTATGCGTGTGCTGCCTTGTTTAAAGCAGGATCTTTGAAAACCTGATCAGTTATGATCTTTTTTGTATTTTGAAAAGATTCGATATAAAAAACTGGTGAAAACATAACTCCTCCTTGTGTGTTTGTGTATGTATTATTATATATGCCTAAGGGATATAAATCAAGAGTAAACACGATTTATTCCGCCATTATACGTCTAGCTGCTTCATGATTGCCCATGCGAGCAAAGTGACTTGCGGCACGAGCTCTGCCAAATGAGTCCATCACGGACCAGATATAATTGATAAACGATTTCATAGTATTTTTCCTTGTGTGGTTTTTTGTTCGAACTCTTTGGTAAAGTGTTCTACATCTACGGCGTTTTGTGGGTGTCGGGATGATATGTAGCGGTCTAAATCGCTTTGATAGCTCTGTTTAGGGAACATTTCAGCAAGGCGTTCTAATATTCCTAACATCTTAATGCTTGGTAATTTCATTTTTCTGTCCTCTGTAAGTGTGTATAGAATCAGTGTTTCTACTGAGATATTTATACTAATCGTTGTGCGATCGCACATTTACGAAATTACAAATAGATTATATAATAGGTTAAATATACGATAGGATAATTAATATTATGAAATTAAGCACACGGTCAATCCTCCAAGAACTCAATCAAGTTGCTTCTGTTAGGAATGCTGACGCTGTTATTGAAAGCAGAGCTACAAATATCATAAATTCTGCTATCAATCTAATAGAGTCTATGAAAAAGCAGTATAATCCTGAAGTAGCAGACGAGCTAGAGCGTAGATTACTTAACGCTATCCGCGGACAGGACCCTGCTAAATTTACCAGAGGCATACGTAAAATTGCCGAATCACGAAAATCTAAAAGAAAATTGGATGAAAGCACAGATGATTAATTTGTTCGAAGGCGGCAACGTATTTAAAACAGCCGACAAAACACCCATAACTCAACGAATAGCTACCAAGGATGTAGCAGGAACCGTCGACTTTCTAGAAAAAATCACAGGACTAGATTTTACCAAAGAAATAGACCCAGACGATAAAAAGCCTGTGAAATGGCTAGGAACGACTGGTCGTAAAGAAGATCCCGACGGCACCTTTGAACTTAATAGTTCGGGAGATCTAGACCTTTCAGTTGATGCTAGGGAAATTACTAAAGAAGAACTAATAGCAAAATTAGTAGATTGGTGTAGAGCGAATGGTATAGACGAAAAGGATATTTTTAATCAAGGCACAAAGAAAAACGATGGTTGGATTAAAGATGCTGGCGACAATGTTCATTTTAGAACACCTATACTAGGTGACCAAACTAACGGTTTCGGTCAAACAGATTTCATGCTCACCGTCAATCCTAAGTTCCAACAGGGTTCTATGCGTGGAGGTAGTGGAATTTATCGCGGCGAACACAGAGCTATTGTGTTAAGTAGTATTGCTCGTGCTAGAGGATTTAAGTATAGTCCTAAATTTGGACTTCTCCATGGTGATACCAATGAACCTGTAGAGAACGGCGATGATTGGAATGTAATTGCTAAACAATTATTAGGTCAAACAGCCACTACTAAAGACATCGGTTCGGTTGATTCTATTATCAACTATATTAAAAAATTGCCTAACTATGAAGAACTTGTTTCGGCAGCAAGGGAAACATTAGGAAAACAAAACATAACATTACCTAAACAAGAAGCTCTTGAAAATTATCAACCAGGAAGTATAGGTTGGATGCGTAAAATGATTGAGATCGTTAAATGAGAGCATTTGAATTTTTAATCGAAAGCGACAACAAACCTAAAGTAGGGCGTGAGATGCCACACCCCGAAGATCGCATCGTGATCGACGGATCCAAAGGTGCTTTTGAATCCTTGGACGAACTTGAATCGATGGCTAATAGTGTCGATGATGTTACTGTTAAATGGGACGGATCGCCTGCTATTTTCTTTGGACGTAACGAAGCCGGTGACTTTGTGTTAACAGACATAGCTGGATTTGGTGCTAAAGGCTATCAAGGAAAAGTTACCAGTGCTGATGATCTAGAAAGCATGGTGTTGAACAGAGGCAAAGAAGTTAACGATCAACGTATACAGTTCGCTAGTTCAATGAAAGGCATATGGGATAAATTTGCTCAAATGGTTGAACCTAATTTTCGAGGATATCTAAAAGGAGACCTGTTATATTATACAACGCCTCCGAAAGATAAAAACAATGATTATGTCTTTACCCCAAATACAGTGACTTATAATATTCCATCAGAATCATCAGTAGGTGGACAAATAGCCCGTAGCCAGAGTGGTGTAGTAGTGCACAAATATGTAGATTTTAATGGTAATTCTACTAACATAAGTTTTCCTATAAAAGGTATAAAACAACAGGGTCCTGTATTGATATTACCCCCTGTTGTATCTAATCAATTACCTAACATTGATACGGCTAAATTTAAATCACTAAGACAATATGTCACTGGCCGTGCTAGAGAAATTGATACCCTACTAAATGATGATCAGCTAGCCGCTGATAAAATGGGAGATTTTAAAAATCTTCTCTATCGCTTTGTTAACGAACAAACAGAAACTGGTAGTTTTTCCCAGTTGAATAAACGTTTCCTAAACTGGGTTAACAGCGATCCCAAAGTCAGTGCTCCGAAGAAGGCCAAAATACAAGGATATGTTAAATCTCATTCCGGTGCGTTTGAAGCAGTGTTCACAGTTATCGAACAGATGATGGCTCTCAAAGACGATATCGTTTCTCAGCTCGATCAACAGCAATCCGAAGTTAAAGCCAGCATCGATGGACGTCCAGGTGGCGAAGGTTATGTCAAGGGTGGCAAAACAAAATTAGTGCGTAGGCTACACTTTACCGCAGCAAATCGTGCCAAAACACGCTGATATCTGACGTTTTCTCCAAACCCTTATAAATAATATGCCGGTCCCGGAGCGGGATCATTGATTAAGGAGAAAATATCATGGCAGATCTATCAAGCACATACGTAGCGAATAATTTTAATAAATTCGCAATCAACACATCAGACGCAGGCCACGAGCTTGTAGTTCAAGTTACTAAGAGCGGTTCTGGTAACTTAACAAACGCTGTTCTATTGGCAGTATATCGTCAACTAACAGCAGCAGGCGGTTCAGGCAATGGTTCCGATACTAACGGTCCAGACGCTTTCACATTCGCAGCTTTTGGTACAGCTGACGGTTCAGCATTTGTAAGCGGAACAACTACAGATGTATTTTTCCGTCTACAAGGCTCAGGTGGTACTCCAAATACAACTACTGTATCTGGTGCTTCAATCACTGTTATTGCTAACTTCAAACCAGCACTATAATTGAGTAATTCCTAGGGATGGGAAGGAAGGGCCGGATTAATTTCCGGCCTTTTTTTATCTGCGTAAATAATAGCAGATTATGAACCGTTACCGAATCACAACACTAGTAGACATAACTCGCAGTAAGGCTACCAGATCCGAAACCAGCGAGTTAAAGCAAGGACAACAGAGTAACTTTAATACTCTGATACAGGTCATAGGCCTCCGAGCCAATATAGCCACAGACTACGATCCGAAACAAGACGAAGGTAGATTACCTGATCCTTGGAAAGGTAGGGGTACATATTGGATCTATGAATTTGAACCAGAACGTGCTGACGGATTTCTCGACGGCGACAATCCTGTAGGGCACTTAATAAATGACCTTAACGGTGTACCCATAGTCGACGGACTAAATAACAGTATAAATTTTGATCTTCCTGCTTTTATCACAAAAGGCAAAGATTTCAATACGACGATTCAGATTTTGGATTGATCGGATAAATAATATTATCAAAGGCAAAACCATTAGGCATTTCTAACTTAGGCACATGGCTCGGAGCGAGCACTTGACTTAACATACAAGGAAACAGCCATAATGGCCACAGTAGCGGAACGTGTTAGCATTGTAGAAGTACAGGTAGCTAACTTAGATGAAAAACTAGATGACATTAAAGTAGACGTGAAAGAAATGCACGACTGCTTGGATCGCACAGGCGAATCACTGTCTAGAACACTCGCAGATATGAGAACAGAATCTACAGCACAGCACAATGAACTAGCTGGTAAGATCAAAGACTTAGAAAAACATAAACAAAAGCTAATGACCTATGGAATGATAGGTCTAGCATTTATAGCTGGTTTAGGTTGGACTGGACAACTAAGTATTCAAACTATCTTCAAGTTCTTCGGCGTATAAAATATACGCACTTAAATAAAGGACCATAGGTCCTTTTTTTATGACTAAAAATATTCAGCAGCGACTAGACACAGTCATTGCTAGAGTTAACAAAAAGCTAGTACAACAAGAACAATTAATCCCTAAAAAAACGGATAAGGGTATCCTTGTTGGAGATGTGTTGATAGAAAGTTTAGGATCAATAAAGAATATATATCAAAGAGATCGCTTGATTTTTGCCGACGTATCCTTAAACAAAGTAGCGGTCAAGGTGGCTAATCTTATGGCCATTGACCATATAAGATATCAGCAAAAAATAGATCAATTGATCATGATGGATTCTAAATTTGGATCTGCCCTAGCAGAATATCAGATGTTTAAAGGAAGATTAGCAAAAGCACACGCAGAACAAGACCAGTTCCGCATAGACATGTACCTAGCCCGCTTGGGTTATGTTAAATCCTCGGCTGAATATTGGAAAAAACAAGCTCTGAGTTTGGCTGGATAAGTAATAAATATATGATAATCCTGGATGGGCAAACATGAAAACAACAGAACTATTTAAAAAAGCTGACGCTAAAACGATCAACGAAACTATTGAAAAAACATTTGGTCAACGCATCAGTTTAGAAAACTATACTCTAGATCAACTAGAAGATTCGCGTAACAGACTTAGAACACAGATTTATCAGTTCAAGCAAAACTCTGGATTTAACGAAACTATTGAAAACGACGATTATTCTCGTGCTCAATGGATGTTAGATGCTATCAACGCAGAGATAGATCAGCGTGGCGAAGTTACTATGGAAAGCCCAGAAGGAAATCCGGAAACCCAAACAGGAGAAGAAATGAACACTCAAGTAAGAGAAAGTGCTACAGACAAGGCCAGTGCTGTGGTTACTGCTAAATCTATGGTAGATAGAGTAGGCCGTTGGATTGAAGACCTAGCACAGATGGAAAATGATCAGTTACTAGAACTAGGCGATGTTATACGTGATGAGATGGGGCAAGAGCAAGCTAAAGCATTTGTTAGCCAAGTTGCTCCAGCAATCCAATCAGCATTAGAAACATTAAAGACAACACGCGAAGCATTGAGCTCAGGAGTTCGTGTACTATCTGGTGACGAGCAACCGACAGACATGTTAGGTGCTGAACCAACCGATGAACTAGGTATGGAACCCGGAGCAGACATGGGTGCTGCTCCAGCTGCTCCAGACGAATTAAATGCCGAAGAGCCAATTCCAGCAGAAGACGATTTCGCAGCCGCAGAACCAGCAGCTGGCGGCCCTGAAGAAGCAGGCCGTGCTAAACGTGAAAGCATTGAAAGACAAAATCGACTATTGAAAGTCCTAGCAGGCTAATGAGACTTACTGAATTCGCATCTAAAGAAGAACAAGAAAAGCTGGATGAAATACTTCCAGCTCTCGCTGCCGGTGCGGGTATACTGGCTCGAGGTGCTGCCGCTGTAGGCAGTACTGCTCTACGTGGTGCCGGTGCTGCTGCTTCTGCTATTGGTAGAGGTGCTGTACAGGCCACAAAGGCTGTGGGACAAGGTGTAGCCAAAGCTGCTCCTGCGATAGGAAGAGGACTAGCCAAAGGTGCTCAAGCCACAGCAAGAGGTGTAGGCAATCTAGCAGGTCAGGCAGTGGGTGGTGCTGTTTCTGGTTTTGGTTCTGCTATGAGCGGTGGCAAATCTACCCAAGACCAAGATCAACAACAGATAACACCACAGCAACAAAAACAGCAACAGCAACAACAACAGCTAGCGATTAAAGGTCAACAAGATCTATCAAAACAGATCAAAGATCTAGAAACTGCCCTTGCTGGTATCAAACAAACAGCAGGTGTATAATGAGAATTTTTGAATTTGATGATTCTGCTGACCCTGGGCGAGAATATGCTATCCGAATAAAGTTAGCATTACAAACACTTATAGGCAGATCTGCCAGCAAAGGCCAAGCAGCCAATTACAACTGGGCATTCTTAAATCAGTTACCGGAGCTGAAGGGTCTTAAACTAGATCAAGCTACGTTTGCTAAAATCTATGACAAGTATCCCATAGTCAGCGGCCTAGTTAAAAACTTTGAACCTAGTGGCATCAGCCTCAAGGTACCCGGCGTAAGCCAGGAAAAGGAAGATCCTGGCTCAGATATTGATAAATCTAAAGAGAAAGTCAATCAAACAGCCGCTTCCGCAGCACCTAAGCAATTGGCAAAAGCGGCTATTTGATTTTTATCAAATATCTGTTATAATTGCTAAATGAATATAATCGAAACAATCAAACCCCCACCTTTTGTAGAAAAGTTCCAGTATAAGAACTGCCAACAAATCAATGATCCAGTAACTCGTAAGCGAGTTTATCTAACCCCCGATGGCGAAAGCCTTCCGTCAGTGACAACTATATTGTCGGCTACCAAAGACATGACAGCACTAAACGAATGGAAGAGGCGTGTAGGCGAACAAAAGGCCAAAGAGATTACCACAGAAGCTGCCGGAGTAGGTACAGCAATGCACAGTAATCTTGAAAGATTTATAGCAGGTCTACAACGCCAACCAGGAAATGCTCCTGTTCATGTACAAGCTAATTCAATGGCAGATCAAATAATTCTTAACGGATTAAAAGATGTTGAAGAAGTATGGGCCATGGAACAGAGTTTATACTTTCCAGGTTTGTATTCTGGAACCACTGACCTAGTAGCAGTTTACAAAGGCAACCCTAGCGTCTGCGACTACAAACAAACCAACAAGCCTAAAAAAGAAGAGTGGGTTGAAGATTATAAAATTCAGCTGGTCGCTTATATATTAGCACATAATGAAGTCTACGGCACTGACATCCGCGAGGGCCATGTGTTTATGTGCTCTAGAGCCTGTGAATATCAGCAGTTTGATCTGTTACCACAAGACTTTAACAAATACCAAGATCTTTGGTTAGAAAAGGTAGAAGAATACTACACAGCTAACAGATAAATATCCTATATAAGGGAAATTCATCTATGGCTGTCGTACAGATATCGAAAATACAGGTCCGCAGGGGACGCAAGAACGGAGAATCAGGAATCCCACAATTATCCAGTGGTGAGATAGCCTGGGCCGTTGACACCCAAGAATTGTTTATAGGTAACGGTTCAGTAGCAGAAGGTGCTCCAGCAGTTGGCAATACCAAGGTCCTTACAGAACAAGACAATCTATTAGATCTTATCGAATCTTATAGATTTGCTCGCAATGAACCTAGCATCACTAAATCAGTTTTTAGAACCTTACAGAATAAATTAGATGATCGCGTAAACGTCAAAGACTTTGGTGCTGTGGGCAACGGCATTGTAGATGACACTGAGGCATTTCAGAATGCCCTGAATGAGTTATTTAGAAACGTAGACGCAGAATACCGTAAAGAATTATTTGTACCTACAGGCCATTATAGAATCGCCAGTCCTTTGTTAATTCCTTCTTATGCTACAGTAATTGGCGAATCACAAGTAGGTGCTGTTATTATCGTAGATGACACATCTATCGCTTTAACTTCTACCGCAGGCACTGCTCCTGTTGCGTTTGAATCTTCAGATAGACCACACGATATTATTTTTAAACAAGTGTCCTTTAGATTTACCACAGGCCATTTTGATCTAACAGGTATGAAAGATGGAATATTTGAACGTTGTACATTCCAAGGAACCTTACAAACGTTAACAGACGCCGCTAATGCTACAGTTACTGATCCTATGATCTATGTTTCCAACACAGAAAAGATAGGAACAATCGTCGAAGGCATTACATTTAAGAATTGTAAATTTGAAAAGAGCTATAGAGCATTACAATTCGATCAAGTTGATCCATTTAGCAGCAATATAAGTTTTATGGGCAGTGAGTTTAGATTGTTAACTGCCGCTATCGAAATAAACGGAGTAGCAGGCCAAATCAACGACTGGTTCATAGACGATTGTTATTTTAACGAAATCGCTAGATACGCATTTAAATCAGATTTTGGAACTAATGTAAAAGTTACTCGAAGTAGATTTAGAAAATGTGGTAATGATGATCTCCTACCTGCTGCCCCTAGCAGCGGTATTGTCATGTTTGGTCAGATAGGTAATAACAATGTAATTGATTGTTCCTTTGATAGACACGCTGCTGCGTATACTACTGTGTTAGTTGATGATGATAGACTGGCATATTCTGAAGTGTTAAATGGCAGCAAGGTTACAATCACAGATGAGATAACACAAAGTTTATACATATCTCTTGGACCTGTGCCATTAACGATGTTTTCGTCGCTGAATTCTCATACAATATTAGATTATACTATTTCATTTACCAACGGTTCTGCTAGATCCGGTACATTAGATATTGTCATCGGCGACAGCTTTGCTGGTCCTATCATTACTGATAGTTATAGTAGTACCTGCGGTGATGCTAGACCAGAGACAGTTGAATTTTCTGTTCGATTAGTTTCAAACAGCGTAGAGATAAACGGGGCTGAAACTATGATTATCGATTATAAGAGCCCATCAGCAGATCTCGTTCCGGACACATTTAGGTATAAAGTAAGTTACAGTGTTTGATCTCGATCAAACTTCTAGACTCAAGGTCTGGAAAGAATTTCGCCAGTCACTTGAGACATCCGAACATCCTTTAGAGGATGTAGCTCTCTTTTGGAGTAGAACTCCATTCGTTCATCGATACTTAGATCCAAACTATACATCCGATTGGCCCGATCCGTGGCATTTAATCATAGATAATAAGTATGACGACCTTGCTATCGCATTGGGTATGTGTTATACTTTGACATTAACAGAACGTTTTAAGAGCCAAAAAGTAGAGATACATACGTCTATGTTTTCCAGAGAAGAAAGATATATCGTAGTAGTTAATGACCGCGATGTATTGAATTTTTTTCATAGGGAAGTCACTAACACGGGCGAGCTCACACATGGATCTAATAAAATTTACCCAGTATGAGGATGTTATAAATACTACCTCAACGACAAAAGAAAGAAAATTAGAGGCAAGAATGAACGATAGTATTGTAGTAGTAAAGAGAGACGGATCCAGAGAACCACTGACGCTAGAGAAGTGGCAGGCACAGATTACAAAAGTATGTAGTGGAATAGCAGATGTCAGTCAATCAATGATTGAGATCAAAGCTAGTCCACATTTCTATGACGGCATAACAACACAAGAAATAGATTCTTTAACTCTAAGAGCTATTGTAGACCTTATTGACATTGAACACAATCCAGATGTAGGTCACACAAATTATCAATACGTAGCAGGCAAACAACGTTTGTCAATGCTACGCAAGGATGTATATGGCCAGTACAATCCTCCCCGCCTCTATGATATCGTAAAGACAAATGTTGCTACAGGATTATACACTCCCGAACTTCTTGAATGGTATTCAGAAGACGACTGGAACAAGATGGACGAGATTATAGATCACGAAAAAGACGAATTGTACTCGTATGCCGCCATCGAACAGTTAATTGAAAAATATTTGGTACGCAATCGTGCGACAAAGGAAATTTATGAAACTCCCCAAGTTAGATACATGGTGGCCGCCGCTACAGTCTTTCATAAGGAAGAACCTAACTCGGCCCGTATGCGTTACATCAAAGAGTACTACAACTGTTCTTCAGATGGCTTGTTTACTCTTGCTACACCTGTGCTGGCTGGGCTTGGCACTCCTACTAAACAGTTTTCTAGTTGTGTGCTTATCCGCAGTGACGACGATCTGGATTCTATATTTGCTAGTGGTGAGATGATGGCCAAGTATGCCAGCAAGCGAGCAGGCATTGGTTTGGAAATTGGACGACTACGCCCGTTAGGTAGCCCCATCAGAGGTGGTGAGATCATGCACACAGGCATGATCCCATTCTTAAAGAAATGGTTTGGTGATCTACGCTCATGTTCACAAGGAGGCATTCGTAATGCTAGTGCTACTGTATTCTATCCTATTTGGCATCATCAGTTTGATGACCTTATCGTGCTTAAGAACAACCAAGGAACAGAAGAAACCCGAGTCCGTCATATGGATTATGGGGTTGTGCTTAACGCTATGTTCTGGAGAAGATTCAAAAACAAAGAAAATATAACTTTCTTTGATCCTAACCAAGTACCGGATTTATATGAAGCATTTTATCAGAACACTGATCGATTTGAAGAGCTGTACGTAAAATATGAAAAACGTAAGGATCTTCGAAAGAAAGTCATCAGTGCTGAAGAAGTTTTCAAGGGTGGTATACTGAAAGAACGCACAGATACAGGTCGTATCTATTTGGTGTTCATTGATAATGTAATGAATCAAGGACCTTTTGATCCTGAATATCATACGATATATCAGAGTAACCTGTGCTGTGAGATCCTATTACCCACACGTCCCTTTAAACGACTCGACGACGATAGTGGTCGCATAGCGTTATGTACACTGGGATCTATCAACTGGGGATCGTTCCGAAATCCAGAGGACATGCGTAGAGCCTGTAGGATTCTACAGCGTAGCCTGTGTAACATCCTTGACTATCAAGACTTCTTATCGATACAGAGCAAACTCAGTAACGATGAGATACAGCCATTGGGTATTGGCGTCACAAATCTAGCCTACTGGCATGCCAAACGTAGTTTACGTTACGGAGAAAAAGATGCCTTACAAGAAGTTAAAACATGGATGGAGCATCAGGCCTACTATCTAACAGAAGCAACAGTTGAACTGGCCAAAGAAAGAGGTGCTTGTCAGCATAGCTCACATACCCGATACGGCCAAGGCATATTCCCCTGGGAGTCACGTGCCAACGGAGTCAACGAGTTAGCTGACTTTACTCCCGAACTTGATTGGGAGACATTACGCAAGGAGATGAAAGAACATGGAGTACGAAATGCCACTCTTATGGCTATTGCTCCTGTGGAGTCAAGCTCTGTTGTTATTAACAGTACTAACGGTATTGAATTACCTATGAGCCTGATCTCTACTAAAGAAAGCAAAGCTGGATCCTTTACACAAGTAGTTCCTGAATATCAAAGATTGAAAAACAAATATCAATTGATGTGGGAACAGAAAGACTGTGATGGATATATTAAAACAGCAGCAGTACTAGCTGCCTATGTCGATCAATCAATTTCAACTAACACATTCTACAATCCAGCACACTTCGCTGATCGCAAAGTTCCTACGACATTGATTGCCAAGAACTTGATGCAGGCTCATGTATGGGGATTGAAGACATTCTATTACAGTTTAATCAATAAAGCAGGTAGTAGAGCCAAAGAAGAAGATTTAGTTCAAAGCGTGGCACAGAATTATGTAGAAGTAGATTTAGAAGATGACTGCGAGGCTTGTAAGTTATAATGGACGCATACGACTTACATCAAGAATTATTTAAGGCTTGGCAAGAATTAGCACACAGGCCAGATGCTGGTGCTATAAAAAAGACTTGGGCTGAACTTCCTGTATATGTTGACGGGAAACAAGTTAAGAGAGTAGTAATAGTAGACGGACAAATAACATTGGAAACAAAATGAGCCAACAACAATACAATTTACACACAAAGACAGATTATCTTAATCGTAAGATGTTTCTCGATCCAGCAGGACCTGTAACCATACAACGATTTGAAGAAGTCAAATACAATAAGATCGTAGACTTTGAAAAGACAGCACGTGGCTTCTTTTGGGTTCCCGAGGAGATCAGTCTAAGCAAAGATGCTAATGATTTTAAAGATGCCAGCGATGCCGTTAAACACATCTTCACTAGTAATCTACTACGCCAAACAGCATTGGATAGTTTACAAGGACGTGGTCCAAGTCAAATTTTTACTCCTGTGGTAAGTCTACCTGAACTTGAAAGCCTAGTCTACAACTGGACATTCTTTGAAACAAATATCCATAGTCGCTCATATAGCCACATCATCCGTAACATTTATAATGTGCCTAAAGAAGTTTTCAACACCATTCACGACACTAAAGAAATCGTAGATATGGCATCAAGTGTTGGTCGATACTACGACGAACTACACAGAATAAATTGCCATAAAGAATTAAGTAGTGAAATGACAGGTATGGTTAGCGAAGAAAAACATATCAAAGCAATTTGGTTAGCACTAAATGCCAGCTATGCACTAGAAGCGTTCCGCTTTATGGTTTCATTTGCCACAAGTCTAGCAATGGTTGAGAATAAGATCTTTATTGGTAACGGAAACATTATTAGCCTAATCTTACAAGACGAACTACTACACAAAGGGTGGACTGCGTTTTTGATTAATCAGGTAATCAAAGAAGATCCTAGATTCGCTAAAGCTAAACAAGAATGCGAACAAGAAGTATATAATCTATACATGGATGTTATACGCGAAGAAAAAGAATGGGCTGACTATTTGTTTAAGAAAGGTCCAGTGATTGGATTGAATGCCGCTATTCTCAAAGACTTTGTTGACTATACGGCTGTTAACGCCCTCAAAGAGATCGGTATCAAATATCATTCTCCTGCTCCAAAAACTACACCAATACCGTGGTTCAATAAACACAGCGATACCAGCAAAAAACAAACTGCGTTACAAGAAAACGAATCGACTAACTATGTAATCGGGGTCATGAGTGACAAGATCGATTACGAAGAATTACCAACAATTTAAGGAAATTTTATGAAAGCTATTGTATGGAGTAAGTACAACTGTCCCTACTGCGATCAAGCCAAGGCATTGTTAACAGCAAAGGGCATCCAATTCGAAGAGAAGAAAATTGGTGACGGATTCACCAAGGAAGATCTATTAGAAGCCGTTCCTACAGCAAGGACTGTGCCACAGATTTTTCTAGGAGAAGAGTTAGTGGGCGGCTTTACAGAACTAAAGAAAAGGTTAACAAATGCTAATTGATAAAGGTGTTACAGCAGGTGAAGTAATAACATTAAAACTTACCAGCGGTGAGGAAATCGTAGCTACTTTGGTTGAAGAAACGGCTACTTATTATAAATTAAAACGTCCCATGGTTTTAGGTATGGGACAACAGGGCCCAGGACTGATGCCCTATCTGTTTACAGTCAATCCAGACAAAGAAATCAAATTGTTAAAAAACACAGTAGTCATGGCTGAAGCCACTGATAAATCTTTCGCTGATCAATTCATTCAAAGTACCACTGGAATCAAGCTGGTGTAAATACTAGTATGATTTAGGAGAAATAGATGGGAGAAAGAATTACGACCCTAATGGGTGCCACAGGCGGGGCTGGCGAATTTACAGTCGTTGATTATACCAATGACCTTAATACACTTTTTACTAAATTGGACCAATTAACGAATGCGGTTACCTATCTAGACGATACGATAGAAGAATGTTTTGGAGCATCATCAGTTCCTAACAGCATAAATTCCGTTGCTAAGGCCACCGCTGATAACTTACAAGCTATTAATGGTCTATTAAAAGATATAGATAAAAAAATGGTTGATCAGACTGGAGCAGGACTTCAACAGATTTCTAAACATCTAAGTGGCGTTGCTTCATCATTGAATACTGGCGTTGCTACGCAGTTTATTCTCACAGCTGATCAGATGAAAAAAAATGCTTTTGATAAAGCAGCGACCCAGGCAGCACTAAAAAGAAATAATCTTCCAGAGGTTACTGTATCTAACACTGATTTTATAACTACATTAGAATCAGTATTACAAGACGCAGGTAACGTTGCTGCTCAAGCGTCAGCTACTGGATTTGTAACAACACAGGCTAATAGAGCTATCACTGCTGCCACTGATTGGGTTACTGGTTTAGACCTTAAACCGGGTGAGATATTCAATAGATTTAAATCAGCATTTGTAGCAAATTCCGCAGATAAAGAAGGTGCGATAGTTCAATCAGAAGCAACGGTTCTCAAGAACCAATCAGCTACTAGGTATACTTAATCATGCCCGGTAAAGCCGCAGCTAGAATACAAAACGATGCCGCAGAATCTGTATTGGTTTCTGGTTCCCTAGACGTCATTATGGACTTCAACGGAATAGCCTTTGAAGGTTCTATCACAGCGTTTGGAAACGCTGTAGTAACTTCTTCCCGTAGCGTACTGGTCAACGGTAAAGGCATAGCTAGAGAATCCGATCTCACAGCACAAGGTCCTGCTATACAGACAGGATTTCAAGACGTTTGCGTAGGTGATTAATGAAAAAATTATTTTGGAACATATTAGGTTTCCTAAGTCTGGGAATGGCCTATATTGGAGTTGTGACTCCTGGCATACCTTATAGTCCGTTCGTGGTATTTGCCGCTTACTGTTTTAGCAAAGGTAGCGAACGTATGCACAGATGGATCTATAATCATAAACTGTTTGGCCCATTCTTGACTAATTGGAATACCAAACGTGTATTTCCAACCAAGATGAAATTTTTTATGATAGCTATGATGTCAACTAGCCTGATCATCATGTACTTCACAGGAGTGAAATTAATTGGAATTATCAGTACCGCAATTTTTATGGGACTTGTTGCTATTTGGGCTTGGCGTTTTCCTGGCAGCGTTGCCGAACATACTAGACGCATTGATAACGGAGAAAAGGTAGGTTGGTTAAAATGACCTACAAGATGCATAACTTATTTCCGATTCCTTTGTATCAGACTTCAATCAAAGGTCCTGATCCAATAATAGAAAAGATATTGATCAATTCAGAGTTTAGTAACTTCAATGACTCTGACCCCACACACTTAGAAACACCTAAGAGACATTTGTTAGATCAACCACAATTCGCTAATCTTAAAAAACAGATACAAGAAAAAGTTGATGAATATGTCTACGAAGTTTTGGGAGTGACTAGAAAACAACAGTGGTTAATAACCACCAGTTGGTTGAATAAATCATTGCCTGGGGGTTATCATTCAATGCACTGGCATAGCAACAGTATGGTCAGCGGAGTATATTATCTAAAGACCAATCCTAGGTCTGGAGCCATTGGTTTTCACAAAGAACGCTCGCATAATAATCTTTGGCGTGACACATTTTGTATAGACTTTGACAAGACTACAGAATATAATACTGATTGTGCTATTAATCCAAAAAATAACGATCTACTGTTATTTCCGTCAATATTAAATCACAGTGTCATGGATAATCTATCAACTGAGGATCGTTATAGTCTAGCGTTCAATGTTTTTCCTAGAGGCATAATTGGCGAGGGCGGTAACAGCGAATTGATACTATGAATTATCAAGTTACTCCATTATTTGCTATTCCTTTATATCAAACCCAACTAGGCAGGTTAACTTCTTTAGAACATGAGTTTATTCTAAATCTGGAATATGAAAGAATGCCAGCTGATAATGGTGACTATACCAAAGACAAATATGTTTTAGAAAAACCAGAACTAACTTTTCTAAAAGAACGTATTATAAAAGGCATAAACCATTTTGTCTACGAAGTGCTGGATTGTTCACGCGAAGTTAAATTTGAAATACAAAACAGTTGGATCAATAGGCACGGCCAGGCAGATTTCGCCGGCACCCACAGACATTCAAATAGTTTGATCAGCGGTGTGTACTACATTGATGTCGATCAACAAAGCGGTGCTATTGTATTTGAAAAAGATAAGAGTTACTATAATCTTTGGCCTAATGTTATAGACATTGAATTCAATTATCAAACACACGAAGATCAAAGTAGGTTAAACATATTCAACGCAGACGGATGGGGGATCTACCCTAAGCCAAACGAATTAATAATGTTTCCTAGTCATCTGTATCACGGAGTAGGCGAAAATCATTCCAATATCGTCCGTTATAGTCTAGCATTTAATGTATTTCCTAGCGGGAATTTGGGAGGTAAATTGAACACGCTACACATATAAGTTGACAAACTCAATAGAAGAGTGTTAAATAACAGTATTGCTGTATGAAGCAAAGAGAAAAGTGTTCTGGACGCGGGTTCGACTCCCGCCAGGTCCACCATAAGGAGATTAGTATGAATGACAACCTAGGTAGTTTAGCAATAGGTGTAGTTGTTGTACTCGTAGTATTCGCACTAGTCCTTTTATGATGGGCCTGACATTGGTTTCGACAGGGCAAAGAGTAACAGAGTGGACAGCACGGTAATGTGAAAACCGTAGGGTTGGGGGAACCCGGCCGAAGAAGCAAAAAACGTAAACGCAAACGACGAACAGTTCGCATTAGCTGCCTAAACTCAGCTTAGGGTAAGACATACCTCGTAACAGAAACTCAAAACCCGCTTCGGCGGGTTTTTTATTCTACAAATTTTATCGCTACAAATCTATTGTTTAATATCGGACCGCTAAACTCAACTTGCCCAATGGCAAATTCGTAAGGCACAGTCTGCGTATCGATATTATAATTTTCTAGCCATTTGACAAAATCAGGATGCTGATAAATTTTTTTTCTATTTTCATTAACATCAATACAGAAACCTCCAAACGAACCCAGTCTTCCCGTACAGTCAAGAGCTGTTGGATCGTCGTTGTCAAAGAACGATTGTAAAAAACTTTTACCTAATATAGATTGATTTAATATAGCAACTGAACCAGTGGTCTTCATAAAGTTAAAGTTTTGTTGTTGATCTTCTTTGGTAAACTCTAGAAAGTTCAAAGAACTTGTGTCTGTTTCAAAATCTAAAAATTCCAAAGGCAATATATCAAACAGCAATTTATTTTTGTTTGGGTGTACGACATTTTCTAACTTATGTACAGCATCATTGATAGGATCAATCAATGCTAACCAATCTTTAAATTTTTTAATAAAGGGCGGCGGATAAAAATCAGGATCGAACGGATTGGGTCGATGATTACGAAATTCCCACCACATACAGTTATAAGTGAAAAATCTGTGTATCTGGTTTAAGACATTTTGATCATAGTTAAACTCGGGAGAAATTTCAAATGGTATTTTATATCCGATGTTTTTTAAATTTTCAAATGTCTGTACGACATTTTTCCATTCGGTGGGATTCTTATTGTTTCCAATGCGACCAGATCTTCTTAAGAATGATTTTTTAAATTTGTAATCTAAGGTTTTTGAAAACTCAAACCATTTTCGTATGCTGGGATTATCAAACAACTGTACCGTAATCAAATTTGAATTTTCAAAAAGTATTTCTATCCTCATGAAATATTTATAACCCACATTTCCTTGACTGAACCAATGTATTTGTTATATACTTGTCCTATACAAACACTCAGTATCGTAATTGAAATTTCCTATAAGCGTCATTAAAAAATATTTAGGAAAAATCTATTGATTTTGTATTTTAATAGGCTATATAATATACACATACAACAAGCGTTGTTAAGTTTTCTAAACACACACAAGGAGAAAATATGAAAACCGTCGGACACAAACTAGAAAAATTCGCAGTAACTGGAGTCAAACCAGGACAACCACAAGATGCGTTCTTTGACATCACAGAAAAATCTTTTGAAGGTAAATGGAAAGTAATCGTTTACTATCCAAAAGATTTCACATTCGTGTGCCCAACAGAAATTGTTGCCTACGACAAATTGTCTAAAGATTTTGAGGACCGCGATGCTGTTCTACTTACAGGTAGCACAGACAACGAGTTCTGTAAAGTCAGTTGGCAAAATGCCCATCCCGATTTAAAAAATATCAAACACTTTCAGTTCGCTGATACACAGCGTTGGAATGATGAGACCATGGAAAATCTAAGCCTAATCGAACAGTTGGGTGTATTCTATGCTCCAGCAGGTGCGGCATTACGTGCTACATTCATCATTGACCCGGACAATATTATCCAACACGTTACTGTTAACAACTTGAACGTTGGTCGTAGTCCAGAAGAAACACTTCGTGTATTGGATGCGTTACAAACTGGCGAACTATGTGCTTGTAATCGTACAGTTGGCGGCGAAACACTCTAAGAGGACGACATGATAGACTGCATGATTATTGGCGATAGTATTGCTGTAGGCACATCAATGGCTCGTCCAGAGTGTGTAAGTTACTCCAAAGGGGGGTGGAACAGTTGGCAGTGGAACAAGGACTACTTGAGTAAAGCATCTAGTCAACCTGCTCAAACCGTAATTATCAGTCTTGGTGCCAACGATCACAAAGGTGTTAAGACTGAGCAAGAACTTCGCAAGATGCGAGAAGCAGTCAAAGGCAATCGTGTATTTTGGATTGATCCAGGACAGGATCGTAAACCCATTCCGCACGATGCTATAGTTCGCATTGCCCGAGAGTACGGAGACACCATTCTTCCACGTCCAAAGAATCATATGAGTGCCGATGGCGTTCATCCTACTGGGCGTGGTTATAAAATCTTAGGAGATCAAACACGATGAGTTTTATTGATTCGGTAAAAGAAGTATTACCAGACTATGCCAAAGACACTAAGTTAAATCTTGATGCTGTTCTTTTACGTAGCACGTTGGATGCCGATGTAGCTATGGGATGTGCTGTAGCAGCATTGGCCGCAACTGGTAACGGTAAAGTACTTGCTGTACTATTGGCAGATGGCCCTGTTCACGCAGATGCTGCCATGACAGCCGCAAGTATTATGGCACAGAACAATGTATGGTATCCATATGTTGAAATGGCAGACGATCCTGCTCTTAAAGGATTGCCAGCAGGCCTGCGTATGAATGCTATTGCCAGTCATGGCGGAACTACTAAGTCAAACTTTGAAGCATTTAGTTTGGCAGCTAGCATTGTGGGCAAATGTCATTTCTGTGTCAAGGCACATTACGAAACACTCAAGAAGGAAGGCTACACAGTAGAACAACTTCGCGATATTGGACGTATTGCCAGTGTAATGAATAGCGTTGCCAAAGTTTTGAATAGTTAAAATTGCTATCTCCTTTTAATGATATTCACTATGTGCTTTACGGTGATATTGTCATATAATAACGATACATACTAGAGCAGTATGTTTTTAATTAAAAGGAGTACGATTATGTGGACAAAACCAGAAGCAGTTGAAATGCGTTACGGATTCGAAATCACTATGTACGTGATGAATCGATAATAAAGACCTAGCCCACTTCGGTGGGCTTTCTCTTGACTTAAATTTCAAAAGATAGTATACTATGTATATGATTGAAACTTTGGAGAAACTATGACTATGCATTTAGAAGGCCCGTGGCTCAGTACCACTGGCAAGAAAAAAGGCAAGCAGAAATTTCGTTCAGCAGAACATGCCAGGAAAGCCAGACAGTTGAAGGACGATTGGCAAGATCTGTTAAAACGACATAACATTTCTCCATCTCCAAAAAAGAAATCCAAATCCGAAACATACAAACCTCGAGAAGAAGCATATCGTCGAGAGACTCCGCATATACCTAGTTTGGATCCCACTAATATGGCACCTTGCCTTAAGTCCCCAAATAAAGTATACACTGGCACTATGATCAAAGGCATTGGTACTATGCATAAGTCCAATGCGGTGCCGATTTTTTCTGATGAAGAAGCGATCGATATCGCCACTATGAGGAGGTAGTATGACATTTTTTGAAAAATACGGAGAACCAATAGATATGGATAATAGAGAACGATATAGGCATCGTGCTTTAACCAATGCTTATAATGATCCAGGGCCGTGGATGTCTGTTAATATTATTTCAGATAGTAGAAAGCGAGCACTCAAGCACGGCTTCGATCATAACTTAGATCGAGAATATCTTGTAGCTCTTTATTGGGAACAAAAAGGAAAATGTGCCATTAGTGGCGTAGAGATGGAATTCCAATCGGGTACTAGAGAATGTAAGAATCCAAATCGATTAAGCATTGATAGAGTAGATAATACCAAAGGGTATATTAAAGGCAATGTGAGATTGGTTACACATTGGGTTAACAATGCCAAAAGTACGTATGGCGATGATGTTTTGATGGAATACTCAAAAAAAATTGCCAAAAAACGTCGATAATTACCAATTTTTGTGCTATAATAGAGAAAGTATGCTATATATTAAACGTTTCGCAAAGAAACTAAGATAGTAGAACCGAAGTATGTCACAAGCTGAAAAGGTTCCGCGAGTCTTGGCCTATGAGAAACCCGTGAGATTCGGGCGGTCAAGGCTCCAAAGGCATATGAGTTATGAGATCATGTGTCCAATGGAGACAACTACACGTATGTCAGGGTTCTTTCAATGAGCCTCGTGAAGTTAACTCCCTTAATGTAATGTGAATGATGTTTTGTTCGCACCAAATGAAAGGAGATACAATATGGAAAAGTCATTAAGACTAATCGCCTATGTGGCGGGATTTATTGCGGTTGTTTATCTAGTTCAGATGATAACCACTAGTAAATTTACAACCCTTAAAGCACAGAATGGTTATTACAGCCAAGATGTGATTTCAATCAAAACACGTGAACGCCAACTAGATTGTTTGGCGATGAATATCTACAGAGAAGCTGGCTACGAAAATTTCGAAGGCAAAGTAGCTGTAGCACAAGTGACCCTTAACCGAGTCAACCACCCAAGTTTCCCTAAAGATATTTGCGGTGTGATTTATCAAAAGAGTGTGATCATGGACAAAGTCGTATGCCAATTCTCATGGTATTGCGATTCAATCCATAAAACACGCCCTGTTAATCCAGCCGCTTACAAAGAAAGCTACGAGGTGGCTAAAAAAGTTCTTTTGGAAGACTTCCGTTTGAGTGTTCTCAAAGATGCGTTGTATTATCATGCTAACTATGTGAATCCAAAATGGCACCTGGACAAGATTGGTCAGATTGGAAATCATATTTTTTATAGAGAAAGGTCTCGGATATAATCATGTTAGATAACAAAGATTGGAAATTTAATCTCGAATCAGTTAAAAGTTTTTTCAACGAAAAATTAAGTCATATCTCAGCAGAAGCATTGGGTTGGCTAGCCGTATTAGTCCTTCATGCTTCAACACTGCCTAGTCTATTAGCAGTAATGGCAGGACTAACAGATCGTCTGCCTGGGGTCGATTTGGTACTGCTAGTTTGGACTGGCTTATCTCTGATGTTTATCCGTGCCGCAGTCCAAAAAGATATTTTGCTTTTGGTAACTATCGGCTTTGGATTTATCGTCCAAGCCGCAATGATGGCATTGATCTTTTTCAAATAAATTGGTTATCACCGTAGTTGACATTGGTTGGCTACGGTGCTATAATTAATACTGTAATAATTCACACACAGAAAGGCACATATGAAAAAGGCAATCGCAGTAAGCATTTTGGCAGCAGCTATTACCGGCTGTTCGTCAATGAAAGATATTCCAGATCGTAAAACTTATGCTCAACCATCTTGGTATCAAGACTGTGCTCAAGAGGGTGTTAAAGGTTGGTTCTGGTGGAAAGAAGACATGGTCTATGCTTGCGGTGCTGGAGAGTCAGTTTACGCTCAAGCCGCAGAAGAACAAATGGACGCTATCGCAATGAATAACTTTGCCAAACGCATTAACGGCATCGTTAATTCTGAAACTGTAATCGATATCAAAGATGACAAGAAGGCAACACGCACTTTGATTTCTTACAAAGTAGATAATACATCAATCCGTAAACACGTAAAAACAGAAAAAGGTCACTTTACTATGAATGGACGTCACTACACCTATGTGCGTCTTGAAATGAAGAAAAGTGTTTTTGAACAACTAATCGCAGAATCTAAAACCGCAAAGGTACAGTAATGAACAATTACAAAGTAAAAAACTATCTTTGGATAGTCGTTGCTTTGCTGTTTGTTGTAATTGCTTTGACTGGTTGCGGTTCTAATCCTAAAATTGCTGATAACGGTCATCAATACTGTTTCAATAATAAAAGGATCACAGTCAAAGACGGCAAAGAAGTTTCTAGCGAAAGTGTCACTACCTGTAGTGACGACGTAGTAGGAAAACTAGTGGATGTTAGAGCCGGATTGGCTAAGAATTGTGGTTACACAGAAATGTATATGCAGAAAGGACCAAAAAATTATGTACCGCGTACGGTTATTGTTTGTAAAGATCCTAATGGTGATTCCAATATTCTGTTCAGCACAGCAATCAAGTGATTTTCCAAAACTCCTTTACAGAGATACATTAAGGGTAGCTCCTACTATTAGTCTTGGTTGGTTCAAAACTTTTACTGATGAACAGATGGAACACTACTCTATGGCTCAGTGGCATGCCATGGTATATGCCGAAGTTAATGAAAAAGTTAAATGGTCTAACGGCGGTGCCTACGGTTATAGCCAAGTTCTACAACTAGAACCTAAAGCTGGAGGCTATTGTAAACATATAAGAACAGTGGTATTTGCCTTTGATCAAAAAGTAGCACAGACTCAGGCTGCTTGTCATACCTACTGGAATAATTATTGGTCGTGGTATAATATAGAATAAATAATACTCTATGATATTTGCCTTATTACTATTTCTAACAGGTATAACCCTATCCGCTGTAGCAATCTATTACAGCGTTATAGGGTTAACTTCTATTTTTGCTGCGGCGTTTTGGCCAGTAGTGGTCATGGGCACCACACTAGAAGTAGCCAAACTAGTAGCAGCCAGTTGGCTCAAAGCCTATTGGGAATCAATTCCGCGATTCATGAAAATCTACATGTCTATCGCAGTAGTGGTCCTTATGTTGATCACGTCGATGGGCATTTTTGGTTTTCTGTCAAAAGCACACTTAGATCAAAATATTGTCAGCGGTGATGTTCAAAGTAAGATCGCCATCTACGATGAAAAGATTAAAACAGCAAAGGACAATATCGATGCGAACCGGAAAGCGATTAAACAGATGGATGAGGCTGTGGACCAAGTTATGGGTCGAAGCAGTGATGAAAAAGGTGCCGACAAAGCTGTTGCAATCCGAAGAGCACAGCAAAAAGAACGTGTCCGCCTTCAATCTGAGATTACAGCCGAACAGAAAACTATTGCCGCCCTTAGTGAAGAAAGGGCACCCATCGCCGCCGAGGTTCGTAAGGTTGAAGCAGAAGTTGGCCCAATAAAATATATCGCCAAACTAATATACGGTGATAACCCAGATGCCAATGTATTAGAAAAAGCAGTGACATGGGTAATTATTATTATCGTTATTGTGTTCGATCCACTGGCTGTTTTATTGCTGTTAGGCAGTCAGATGACCTATCAATGGACTCGTGGTCAGCGGCCTACTGAGCCCGAAGATACTGAAGTCAGCAACTGGTTTGATAAGGTCAAAGAACGTGCTCGCTTCTGGGATAAACAAGAACAATCCACAAACGTGCTAGACGATGCTAACACCATCAAGTTTTGGCCGTTTCCTGTAAGAAATCCGGATCCTGATGCGGCAGTACTAGCCGGTGAAGTTTCAGTCGATCAGCCCAATGAAACAAAATTAAGATTATCAAATATTCTAAATTCAGTTAAAGGTTTTACATTAGGTTCTACTAAAGAAGAGATCAAAGACGAAGAAAAATCTGCTCTAGAAGATTGGAACAAGATGATTGAAGAAGCAGAACGTGCTGCTCAAGAAGAACAAGACAAAGAAGACGAAGAAATAATTGACGGGGCCGATCGCTTAGAAAAAGAAGCAATGACTGCGTGGAAAGCCGAACATCCACATGATAGTCTAAAGCGTCAAAGACGAATGTTTGATCACGGGACTATTACAGAATTGCCCTGGATGAAAGAGCCTTATTACGTTACAGACTCTCTTTCCCCAGAAACTATAGCAGACAGTTATAATGCTACAGTTCAAACAGAAGAAAGATTTAAGCCTGATCTTACAGAAGTTATAGAGCCGAGCGAATCTCTAAAACTCAGCGATCTAAAAAAAAAGGATATGACCTACCTAGAGAAGATGGGTTCAACACAGATACAGAAACCACTCAAGTAGGATATAGACAAAATTCTGAACAGAATGAATCTACTATTTGGAAAAGTTTTAAAAACGTCAAACACGAAGATCATCGATTTGATCTTATCAACGAACTTTACACATATCTTTCCAACGAAATCATCGACACTTATGAATTTCCAGAAGTCGAGGATGCTGAATATCAACGTATCATTAATCTCATCATTCAGTTAAGATCAAGATTGATAAATCCAGAAGACTTAGAAACATTAGATCTCGAAACCATAACCGAAATACTCAAGAAAATATGATAGGTAATAAATTACTGCTAGTAACTCCGCCCGATGATACAAACATAGATGGTCTTAGAATATTATTAGTGGGCATATCTCATGATAAAACTAATCTAATATCAACAGCCCTAACACAACTGCCCTCTATACCCAATACTGTTTTATACATGTGGGCAGCAGGCAACGATATTTCATGGCTGATGGATAAAAAGAACAAAAGTCATTTAATTATTTTTGATGTAGAAAATCTGCCAGGAGAATTAATTGGCTATTTTAGTGCTCAATTAAATAGTTATTATTTTGGTCATCTGCGGGATCTAGGCATAATTAATAACAACAGTATTTTAGATGTAGATCAATGTTATCAACTTTTGGAGAACACAATAACAACCTATGAAAAATCAATACGATAACCGAATCTGTAAAGGCGTTACAGTTTATGTTAAAGAAGGAGAACACATAGAACGTGCTCTCAAAAAATTTAAGAACAAAATAAGCGATTCTAAACTGCTAGAAACTTTGAGGGCTAAAGAGTTCTACGAAAAACCTACCACGGAACGCAAACGCAAAAAGTCTGCTGCCAAAGCACGTTGGAAAAAAAGACTTAAAGATCAACAATTACCACCAAAGCTGTATTGACATTTTAAATTCCAGATGCTATAATAGTAATATATTATACATAGAAAGAGATTAATGAAAACAGATATTATGATAGATTTAGAGACGTTGGATATTTTACCATCGGCTACTATTTTAACTATCGGAGCAGTGAAATTTGATCCGTTCGGGGAAGAAATAGCCGAACCCGATATGGAAAAATTCTACGTTAAAGTTGACATTGACAGTTGTGATAAGTTAGGCTGTACTGTATCACAATCTACCCTTGACTGGTGGGCAAGTCAAAGCAAAGAAGCACAAGAAGAAGCATTTAGTCCTGACAACAGGATTGATATTATAGATGCTATGAATCAACTGTACAAATTCTGTTGGGGAGCAAAGCGTGTATGGAGTCACGGTGCTGGTTTTGACATAATCATTTGCGAGCATTTATTCCGTAAAATTGGCAAGGCAATTCCATGGCAATTTTGGGAGGTTCGCGATACCCGTACACTGTTCGACATTGGAGTTGACCCTAAGCGTCCGCCCGTACTAAAACATCATGCTTTAGAAGATGCGTGGAATCAAGCAGTGGGTGTCCAAAATGTATATAAAAAATTAAGATCATCTAGTAGCATAGATGGTGTTTTAATTAGACCGCTAGCAAATCAGAGATAAATAATTTTGTAGGACGCTTCGGGTTCTACAAACGGGCAGTAGCCCAAAATTAAATCTTGCTTAATTAAAGGAGATAAAATATGAGCAAAGTCATCGGTATTGACCTCGGAACCACCAATTCATGCGTGGCTATCATCGAGTCAGGAAATTCCAAAGTTATTGAAAATTCAGAAGGTGCCCGTACTACACCTAGTATTGTTGCCTATACTGAAAATGAAGTACTAGTTGGTGCTTCGGCAAAACGCCAAGCGGTAACTAATCCAAAAAACACCATCTATGCTTCGAAGCGTTTGATTGGTCGTAAATTTAAAGAAAAAGAAGTACAAAAAGATATTGACTTGATGCCATATCAAATCATGGAAGCCTCTAATGGAGATGCTTGGATTAAGGCACAAGATAAAGAACTTGCCCCACCGCAGGTTAGTGCTGAAGTTCTTCGCAAGATGAAGAAAACAGCAGAGGACTATCTAGGACATGAAGTTACACAAGCCGTTATCACAGTTCCTGCGTACTTTAACGACAGCCAAAGACAAGCGACTAAGGATGCTGGAAAAATCGCAGGCTTGGAAGTACTCCGTATTATTAACGAGCCTACTGCGGCAGCTCTTGCTTATGGCGTTGATAAAGCTGATAAAGCTGACCGGAAAATTGCTGTTTACGATCTTGGCGGCGGTACTTTCGATGTATCGATCATTGAGATCGCGAATGTAGACGGCGACAAACAAATTGAAGTATTGTCCACGAACGGCGACACATTCTTAGGCGGTGAAGACTTTGATCAACGTATTATGGATTACTTGGTCGACGAGTTTAAGAAAGAACAAGGTTTTGATTTGACTAAAGACATGCTGGCTCTACAACGTCTAAAAGATGCAGCTGAAAAGGCCAAAATTGAATTGTCTAATAGTTCACAGACAGAAGTCAACTTGCCATATATCACTGCTGATGCCTCGGGTCCTAAACATCTAATCGTTAAACTAACTAAGGCAAAATTAGAAGGATTAGTTGAAGATCTGATCAACCGCTCACTAGCACCTTGCCGCACTGCTCTTCAGGATGCAGGTGTGAGTGCCTCGGACATTGACGAAGTCATCCTAGTAGGTGGCCAGACACGTATGCCTAAGGTACAGGAAGAAGTTGAAAAGTTATTTGGTAAAGCACCAAGACGCGATGTCAACCCAGACGAAGCAGTAGCAGTTGGTGCGGCCATCCAAGGTGCTGTTCTAGCAGGTGATCGCAACGACGTGTTGTTGTTAGATGTTACTCCGTTAAGCCTAGGCATCGAAACCATGGGCGGTGTGTTTACCAAACTTGTACAAAAGAACACAACTATCCCAACTAAAGCATCACAGGTGTTTTCAACTGCTGAAGATAATCAGCCTGCTGTTACTATCAAAGTCGGTCAAGGCGAACGTGAGCTATTCCAATATAATAAATTACTAGGTGAATTTAATCTAGAAGGTATTGCTCCAGCTCGTCGTGGTACTCCACAGATTGAAGTAGCCTTTGATATTGATGCTAACGGCATCATGAATATTTCAGCCAAGGATAAAGGCACAGGCAAGGAAAATAAGATCACTATTAAATCAGATTCTGGTCTAAGCAAGGATCAAATCGATCAGATGATCCAAGATGCCGAAGCCAATGCCGAAGCCGACAAGAAAGCACGTGAGTTGATTGATGCTAAGAATAATGCCGAAGCATTAATTAATACTGTTGAAAATGATATGAAAGAAGTTACTCTAGCAGAATCAGATAAGAAAGTTGTTGAGGACGCTATTGCCGAACTTCAGAAAGAATTGACTGGCACAGACAAAGACGCTATCACTCAAAAGACCAGCGACTTGATTGCTGCCAGCCAAAAGATCGCAGAGTCTAAGCAATCTCAAAATACTGAGGACAGTAAAGACGATGTGGTCGATGCGGAGTTTAAGCAAACTACTTAAACTCAAGGGTGCTCGGGTGAGGCCCTAAATCATTCTTGCTTAAAAAGGAGAAAATAAAATGAATGGTAATTTAACACGTTTTGACACTAATGCTCTTAACAGAGCTCTAATTGGGTTTGATCAGTTGTTTGACACTTTTGAAACACGATTTGCTAATCAATTAACCAATAACTATCCGCCATACAATATTGAGAAAGTTTCAGAAAATCTTTACGATATTGTTATCGCAGTAGCTGGTTTTGAAAAAAATGAAGTCAACGTAGAAATTGAAGGTGATCAACTAACGATCCGTGGACAAAAAACAGTGACAGAATCCCATGTTCCAGAATATCTACATCGTGGACTTGGTTTCCGAGATTTTGAACGTAGATTTACACTTGCGGAACATATGGAAGTAATTAAGGCCGAAATTAAAAACGGTCTGCTATTAATCCAGATCGAACGCAAGGTTCCAGAGGCTCTATTACCACGCCAGATCGAAGTGGTTGAGGTTAAGTAATAGTATGTAACCTGGGGGAGGAAACTCCCCCTAAACGGAGCAATAAAATGGCTGATACAGATATCCAAATAGAAGACAAAATTAAAATAGAACTTCAACCACCAAAAATGTGGAAAGTGGTGTTCTTAAACGATGACCATACTCCTATGGAATTTGTTATAGAATTGTTAATGGGTGTGTTCAAACACGATGAAGCTAGATCAAGAGACATCACATTAGAAATACACGAAACTGGTGCTGCTGTAGTAGGTGTTTACACATACGAAATAGCAGAAAATAAAGGTGTTGAATCGAGTCGGCTAGCTCAAGAGCACGGTTTTCCTTTACAGATTCGCGTAGAGGAAGAATAATTTTTCCTGGTATACGCAGATCAATAAATATCTGCGTATATATTTCAGGAGTACTAAATGAGTCTTAAAGAACTTACCAAAGAAAAGCATCAGGACGCAGAACGCACAGAATTTGCTAAACTTTTGTTGAGCGGAAAAATCAGTAAAGAAATGTACGGGCTTTATCTAGCCCAGATGTTGGAAGTCTACGGCAAACTAGAATATTATTGCGTAAAAGCAGAACTACTAAAAGATCTGCCCGGACTAGGTCGTGCCTTATATATTTTTGAAGATCTAAAAGAACTAGATATTCCCCTAACCGGTATAAAGATACTAGAAGCCACTAGTGCCTATTCTGAATACCTCTCTGCCCTCGCAGAAGATGAAACTAAACACCACTTACTAATGGCTCATCTATATGTACGTCATATGGGAGATCTATATGGCGGCCAGATGATTGCTAAAAAAGTACCCGGTAGCGGTAAGTTCTATCAATTTAGAAATAAAGAAGAATTAATAGGTAAGATACGAGCCAAACTCACAGACGATCTAGGCGATGAAGCTAATATCGCATTCGATCATGCCATAGCTATAATGAAGGAACTCAATGAGTCAAGTTTGGAACAAACTAGTTGATATCCAACAAACGCTAGAAAGATTATTTTCAGAAACTGGTGTAGAGATTTTTGAACCAGGAATGAATCGATTCAATCAGCCGGGTTGGGTTAATAGGGTTTGGTCTAGCGGAAATTATCGTAGAGCCCATATCGATGTAGTCGATGCCCGATCCACAAAGGGCCTCTGGATGATGCACTGCTGTGTATTCCCTCATATCCATAACCCGGCACCTATATTCGGCTTTGATGTAATAGCTGGTAAGAATAAGATCACTGGCTGTTTTATTGACTACAGTCCTACCACAGATCGAGAACATCATATGATACAGTACTTTGCCGAAGAAGTCGCTAGATATGAATGGATTCGCAAGCGTGAATTGCCTGACTGGGCACAGCGTATTTTCAGCCCGCATATGGTCGCTGCGGGTAATGTACAAAAAGATGAAGAACTCAATCAGATAGAATCATTGGCACATATATTGGCAAACCATTACTTAGAAACCGTGGGTGAAACTAATAACACAGTTGCTGATGCTACATTCGAACAGAACTTTTACGCACAGAATCAAAAACAAAACCCGCATACTCCGCGGGTCATGACTAGTCTAGGTCTTGATGAAGAAGATGTTAGGGTCTTTATCCAGGACTGCTTATTTCCCGAATTATAATTTAATCCAACCTAGTCCTTCGGGATTAGTGAGTCGTTGTACCCTTACGGTAGGATTAGTTTGAAAGATACCGTTAGCATAACGAATATAGATCAGTACACTGGCTGGTGTCTGCCCAGGATACCCAATAGTCGCTAAGAAGTTCTGATTCGTTCCTTTTGGGGCAGTGTATTTTAGGTCGACTAGTTTTAAACCTTGAGTACTAGTCACCGATGGAACATAGAATACTGCTTTCGGGGTCGCATAAAAATAACTCTTATCTCCCATTTTTACAGCACTGTGTAATTTAGCAGCTTGTGCCAGTCCTAGCTTAATCTTAGCTACGAAGTCTTGTCCGATTTTAATAAACAGACGTTCGCCTAATTGTTTAAGATCAGTATCTTTATTCCAATAGCCTTGAAAGTAATCACCGAATACTCGCTGCCATGCTGCGTTTTTCGGCAAGTCTGTCATGATACGTTCTTCGGGTTCATTGACTATGCCATCTCCAAAGTTGATAACAAAATACCCACCGCTGGCTACATCTTCTTCTACAGCTGGTGCCTGTTGTTGGGGAGGCTTAGGAACTTTTAACCGTTTAGCATCTTGTGGAATTTCGCCTTCCATATAAGTGATGCTATACTTAGACTTGATGGGTGAAAATGCTTTGCCTGGTTGAGCTTTGGCAATTTCAATTACCTTCTTGAATACATATTGTTTGACAGCATCCCACTCGGCTGGGGCGTGTTGACGGAAAACATCAGGATCCTCACCGTCTAACCCTAGAGATTTAGCTGTTAGGTTGGCCAATGTAGGAGCTCCTGCTTCCTTAACACTAATACCGTCTACTGGATGATTTACAAATTTAACATCAGCCACGCTTGATTGATTCTGACCACCTACCCACGATAGCTCAGTTGGTGCCGGAATTTTCAATTTGGTTAACTCTGTTAGAATCAAGTTAGCGACTTTAGGTCCCACACTAGTGACCCACTTGTTAAATTTTGTAGGATTGTGATTATCTGCCTGTGCTTGAATGTTAGCAAAGGTACTATTACCTACTGTATAGGTACTGTTAGCAAAACTAGGGGCAGGATTTTTTGGGTCAAAGGAAGCAGGATCTACTCCGCACATTGCGGCTAATAAGCCTACTTCAGAGTTAAACTGAGTGCTTTTGGAATCACCGCCTTCGTTTATTGATTGATTAAATTCAAAGAATCTCATAGTAATGTATTTACCCTAACTCATTATGTATCTATATAATTTAATGAGCTATAAAATTAAATATTAATACGGGTTACCGGGAGCGAATAAAATGAAAAAAGTATTAATATCTGTAGCTTTAGCTGCTATGGCTGTATCTGTGTCAGCAGAGCCAATTGTAACTGATTCTACATCACGTAGCACAACAAACTCAACCAGTGAAACAACAATTAAATCCCCTCCACCTACGGCTGTTGCTCCTGCTATAACTACCATCAATAACGATGTCTGTGCGGTAGCAGCTAGTGGGGCAGTTCAAACACAGATCCTTGGTATCTCCATGGGCGGCACGATGAGAGATATGAACTGCGAAAGGATTAAACTTTCAAAGAACTTATATGATATGGGTATGAAAGTAGCGGCTGTCGCAAATCTATGTCAGGATGAACGAGTGTTCGCAGCGATGTTAGCTGCTGGAACACCTTGTCCTATCGAGGGTAAAATTGGCGAAGCTGCTAAAGCAGAATGGGAAAGACGCGGAGTTATTAGCAATCAAAAGAAAGATAATGTTGGTTATTATGCTGTGAAAGCACCAACTGTCGATCTTAGAGAACCTACTAAGCAAGAAGAAAAGAAAGAGTCGTTAGACCCAAAGTAATAAATGAGCAGAATAATGAACAGAATAGCAAAACATTTTGGGGCATTAGTGGTGGTGCTATTCTTCTGCTCATTCTCTTACTCTAATGCTCAGGAACAAACCACAGGTAATTTGATAACCAATAATTGGACCGGTACTGTACCATACAGCGGCACAGGAGGTGGATTTAGTGGCGGTAATCAACCTGGATATAATTCCAGCAACAACACTATCTATTTTGGTTATACGCAATCTACTGTAGCACAGACTATTGCTATTAACCAGGCTCTCCAAGGTTCTGGTATAATGGTTAACGGTTATAATTGGTCTTGGACAGTCGATAACGGAACTGCCAGTACTCCTGGCACACTGTCTGCTAATATCAATACCTACAGTAGCGGTGGCAGTCTTCTACATAATTTCAATCAGAATTACAGCGGATTAATTAATAATCAAACATTCAGCGGCAGTCAAACATATATCAGTCCCTATCAAGCGGCCAATTTAGGAAACTTGTCTGTAGAGTTCTCTGGCAAGGACGGCAGCTTCTGGGCAGGATATTATGGTCCTCAAGTCAGTAATGTTAATATCGCACTAAGGTATGCCCCGGATCCATGTACAGTAGATCCCCAGTCCTCACCTGCTTGTCCGGGTTTTAGAACCTATTATACATTTTATGATGATACCTATGCCCATGTTCCGTTGCCGTTCGCATTTCCTTTCTACGGAAGGAACTTTACTAATTCGTGGATGCATTCGAACGGAGTAGTTAGTTTCTTAGATCCGATGAGTCCCATTGAAGGTGCTGGGTATAATCCAGGAGCCTGGGCGTACTGCTGTGGCGGACCTGATCTGAGTCAAAATACGATAGGATACGGAGCACAATTTAATTATACTATCGCACCTTTCTGGACTGACTTATATCCCGGTCCTAGTTCTCAATTTTATACAACTAAGAGTTCTAATCATATACGATATCATTGGGATAACATTGCTGATATCAGCAATCCTAACAATCTTAATACATTCAGTTTAGAATTACGTCCCAGCGGTTTTATCGGTGCTAACTATGCCAATACAAATTCACAACAGCAAGTAACCATAGGAACTATAGGTGATCTAAGGTTAGGTGAAAAAACTCATCAGTTCTTTGGTATCCCTGGTATCGGAAATATTGCTAACTGGAGTTTAAATTCTACTCAGGCTGTTGATTGTTCTAATCCGTTAGTCAACGCTTATTGTCCAGGCTATGCTGAAGCTTATCTATCACAGCAATGTACTATTAGTGCGTTATACGATTCGAGATGCCCGGGATACGCGGCCGCTTATTTTACTCAACAGTGTTCGGTAAATCCTTTATACAATTCAAGTTGTCCAGGGTATGCTCAAGCATATCTTGATTATCAATGTTCGGTAAATCCTTTATACTCAACAACCTGTTCCGGATATGCGGATGCTTATTATGTACAACAATGTACAGCTGATCCATTATACGATAAAGGATGCACAGGGTATTCTCAAGCCTATGCTTTAAAATATATTATTGTCAGCCCATCAACTCCAGTTATAGCTACCAATACCACAGTTGTAGCGGTAATGTCTTCAAATTCCGATCCTGTTGCTCAAGCGGCACCGATAGTTAACGATCCTGTTGTTAATAATGTCGTGACTACCACAGCAACATCTGCTAGCCCTGCTCAAGCAGCAACAACCACCGTTCCTTTAGCACCAGCTCCTGCCTCAGCATCAACTACTGCGGCTGTTGTTGCGACAACAAATAAACAAGAAACGAAAGAAGAAAAAAGAGAAGAAAAGAAAACAGAGACAGCAAGTACTACAACTACTACTGCAGCCTCAACAAGCTCCGATAATAAAAACGAGCCGAAGACTACAAGACAAGCATTAGCCGAAAGCAGATTAGAAGCAGCACGAGCGAAAGCAGTAGAGGAAGGTAAAAATTTAGCAGGTAAGATGGGAGAAGCTGCTACAATGGAAGCACAGATTTCCGTCCAGAATGTAGTAGTACAGGCTATGGGATTTACTCCAGGTTTTGATGCCTATGGTAAAGTTATGTTACAAGACGCAGCAGGATATAAACCTTTCGAAGTATACAAAGGCCAGAGAAATATAGATAGTCCTTCTGGTCGAAGATTAATGACTGGATCCGATAGACTACACAGTGAAATGATTGATCAACAATATAATAGGGGGCAATAATGGAAATGTCGCTGTTGTTTGAATCTTTTATGATATTTTATCTATTAGAAGTATTGTTTTTAGTATCTATATACATTTGGTATTATAAAGAACCTAAAAATATAACAGTCACACAAAGTGAAAGCCGAAAAAGTTCTGGGCCAACAGCATCGGAACTTATTAAAATGAGACAGTTGGCTAATCAACTGAATCGTGGACAACAATGAAGGGGTTATTACAATGTCCGAAGAAAAAGATCTAGATAAAAAAGTTGACGAGTTAGAAGCAGCTAAAGAAAAGTATCTCAGCGATAATACTGTTATTAGTATAGGCGGCTATGCTTTTACACCTGCTAAGTTGATGATTGCCGGTGGTATCATATCATCTGTTCTCGGTGGTCTATATGGTTCGTTTGAAGTATACAAAGACTATATGGATATGAAAGATAAAATCGCAAATTATGTCACACCCGACCTAACTGAGATTTATAAAAAGATGGAAGTCTTAGACGCTAACACAGGCAAAATGGTTGAATACACACAAGATATTAAAAACGATCTTAAGAACGATATTCGAAGAGTGGAAGGTGTAGTTGAAAATCTTGAAAGAAAAAGTAGCAGTGCTATCAGAGATACTGATAATACTGTTAAAGATATTAAACGAGAAGTGGATACTACAACCAAAGAGCTGAGAAAAGATGTTGACGGAACTCTTAAAGAAGTTAGAAGGTATAGTGATCAGACTATTAAAGAAGTCAATCAAGAAATGACACGTAATCAGAAAGAAACACAAAACGAATTACGTGCTATTAGAAGAGAAGTTGACGATAAAATTAAAAAAGCGTTAGACAACCCATTGTCTAACTAAGGAGGAGAGAGATGGGAGAAGAAATTAAAGATGTAAATGCTAAAGTCGATGAACTTGAAGCAGCAGCAAAAAAATATGCTAGTAAGGATACAGTTATTAGCATTGGCGGTTACGAATTTACGCCTGCTAAACTAATGGTGGCTGCTACTATTGTGTCGTCTGTACTTGGTGGACTGTACGGAGCATTTGAAGTTTACAAAGATTATACAAGTATGAAGAAACGTATCGCCGAATATGTTGCCCCAGACTTATCTGAACTAAACAAGAAGATGGAATTGACCATGCAGAACAGTGAAAAGTCTGTTCAGTATACACAAGACATCAAGAACGATTTGAAGCAGGACATTCGCAGACTCGAAAAGGTTGTTGAACAGGTAGAGCGTGACGGTAAGCAGTTGTCTCGCGAAACAGAGCAAGACCTAAGAACTATTCGTAAAGAAACAGACATGAAGATACAACGAGCTTTGGATAACCCATTAGCAAAATAATAGTAGCATATTATCAAAACAAAAAGCCCAGAAGAAATTTTGGGCTTTTTTGTTAAATAAACGTGCAGTAATTATTAGGAGCGAAGGAGCGATATGAATGCTGATTTAAAATTGTTTAAATGGGTGGTTATTCTGTTAGCACTTCCTTTGGGTCTAGCTATATTTGGTGGTGATAGTTTTCGCTATCCATGCCAAGACCCTAAAAACTGGGATAAAGAGATGTGTAAGTTGCCTACTTGCGATGTTACACGAACTTGCCCAGAACACATCTTTAAAGGTGGCAGAGATCCTAGACTAGGACCTCCAAAAGATGGAGAAGTTTCTCCAACAACGAAACCAATGGTTTCAGTACCTCAAGATAAAGGATGCAAATGATGGAAATTCTAACAAAATTTAAAAAAGAAGATAAGGACACAGGAGAACACTTTATCTATACCGAAGAGCAATTAATGGCTAGACTTAAATTCTTTATTGGAATTTGTCTAGCACTAACATTAACAGGAATCGTTTTTGTAGTGTTGTATTCGATTATTTTCGTTACACAACCACTAAACGCTATATCTCCAATTGATCAAAAATTCTTTGAGTTGATCATACCGATCGCTACATTCTTAACAGGAACCCTGTCAGGTATTATGTTAGCTGGTAATGACAAAGATCTTAGAGCTAAAGCATTAGAAGCTGCTAACAAAGCCCCAACAGTATCACCTAGCCCTAGCACACCACCAACATCCGGCGGATTCAGTGCTTCAGCTAATTTTGGTGGTGCTAATTTAAGTTTTAGCAAACCAGCAATGCCAACACCGGGAGCGACACCGGCAGCAGGACCGTTTGGAGCCGCAAGCTCTTTCAGTCCGCCAGCTCAACCAATGATGAGTTCATTAGGCAAACCAATGCCTGTACCTCCAGAAGATCCTGAGCTGTAATTAAAAAAGCCCGTTTTAAACGGGCTTTTTTTTCTATCCAAATTTGCTCATCTGGAACATAGACAGTATGTTCCTTGTTTTTATTGTAGATTTTCTCTGCTCTATCTTTACAGAGTCAAGTTCTTTGCTTATAAATTCAGGATCCTCTAATGAGTCTACGGTCAATATTCCTAACTCAAACCCTGTGGTAAGATCTAATTCTAAATCGTTAGCAAAAGTATTATAGACCTTGTCTAATAGTACATCATGATTTCTTAGACATAAATGATTGTACCTAGGATCAACACCTTGTATGAGACTGTTATAAGCATTGTTGGTATGACCGCCAGGTATTTCGGGAGTAGCTACATTTTCTGTAAGACTGCCCTTAGAAAATTTTATATTGTCAAATTCATCGTACCCAGGGACCATCTGATCAAATCCAAAAATCAACAACGGGTTACGCCATTTTCGTTTATCTGCGATCGCCGACAACCAACCGATCCTTTGTAAAGTTGCTATGCTATCTAGCTGCGGACGTTGTACATATCTTTCCCACATGGCCGCAGTCTTAGCTATGTTTGGATCTATGTGGTCAGCATCATTTAGGAATTCCACTTTGCCTAATGTAGGATCATCAGTGACCCACCACCTTCTAGCAGGATGTGTGGCCACAATCAACAGATAATCATCAGATTTTATTTCAGGTAACTGTACCTGTAACATGTACCAGGCATGTTCTTGGGCTGAACCGATAGCAGAAAAATTAGTAAAGCCATTACAGCCTAATTTTTGTGCCAGTCGGTACCACCAGGTCTTTTCTTGATCGCGACCTTGCTTTTCTGCTGCTGTAAAACTATCTCCGACGATGTATAATCTAGGCATGTAATTAATTATCTATGATTAAATACTGTATGTATGATTTATGGAAACCATATAACGACCTGTTTGACTTCAACGTTTGGCTACTGCTTCAATGTCACTACATGCCTGCTTATCTAATAGGCAAACAGGATGAGTGGAAAGATTGGGTGGGGTCTAGTTTAAACGGGTGGCGTGTATCTAATCTTTGCAAGCCCAACTAGTTCAAATAATTTAAACCACATCCAACCGATATCAAATTCGAACCAGCGACGACTCAGTTTAGGATTAGCAGGGTCTAAGTGATGATTGTTGTGTAGTTCTTCACCACCAATTAGTATACCAATAGGACTTACGTTACGACTGTGATCATCGGTGTGTCCATTGCGATAGCCCCACCAGTGCCCAACACCGTTGATAAAGCCCGCGGCCCAGAATGGAATCCAAATCATCTGTACACCCCATACTAGAAAACCCCACAGCCCAAATAATAATAGGTCTATGACCAGCATTAAGAGAATGCCATGGCGGTGATATCTAGTATAGAAAACTTCGATACGATCTTTAGGAGTGCCTGCTCCGTATTTGATGACCATGTTAGGATCTTTGGTTGCTTCGTGATATAAACTCCAACCTCCTAATAATAATCTTTTGATACCAAATACATGGGGACTATGGGGATCACCTTCGACATCTGTGTTTTGATGATGTTTACGATGTACTGCTACCCAGGCCTTAGTGGTCATTCCGGTAGTCATCCATAACCAAAAACGCATAAAATGACTTAATATTGGATTGAACTCGATGCCTCTATGTGCTTGATTTCTATGTAAGTATAGTGTTACACACACTATTGTGATGTGCGTCATCACTAACGTTGCTATAATTATATCCATCTAGTATTTATGGTAGTTCAGCAGTGCTTGACAAACTTATTAACTGAGTATATAATAATAGTATGAAAATTCAAATCGTATCAGATCTCCACTTAGAATTCGCAGACATTTTCATTAAAAACGAAAATGGTGCTGATGTCTTGATTTTATCAGGTGACATCATGGTAGCTAACGACCTTCACGAGTCGCCGCTGCCATCAACTCCCTATCTTCCTAACGAAGTTGACCCAGGAACTAAAAAAGGTCGTGCCGCTAGGTATCGCGATTTCCTTAGTAGATGCTCTTTCCAATTTAAGGATGTGATCATCATTATGGGCAATCATGAGTTCTATCACGGACGGTGGAATGCTAGCGTCCAGTGGATGCGTGACGAATGTAGTAGATTCCCTAATGTTCATTTCTTAGAAAATGATACTAAAGATATTGGTGATGTAAGATTTATCGGCGGTACCCTTTGGACTGATATGAACAAATACGATCCACTTACTCTACACGCTGTCCGAGACATGATGAACGACTTCCGTTGTATCCGTAACGATCAATTGGGATTTATTCCTTTGAAGCCTGCCGATACTGCTGAACGACACAGAAAAACTTTAGCATACTTTAAGTTCTGTTTAGAAGGCATGCCTAATACCAAGTTCGTGGTAGTTTCTCATCACACACCTAGTTTCCAAAGCTGTGCTCCAGAATACTCTCATGATCATATCATGAATGGTGCGTATCACTCTGAACTTAGCGAGTTTATACTTGATCATCCACAGATCAAACTATGGACACATGGACACACACATCATGCTTTTGATTACATGATCGGAGAAACTAGAGTGGTTTGTAATCCTAGAGGTTATGAGTCTAGTAACTGGAAGGAACAAACTGGTTGGGATATTAATAAGATTGTTGAAGTATGAACATAACTGTTTACAGTCGGAACCGATTGTACGAAACATTTAGTAAATGGGACGTACCTAAAGACTATGCTGACCCTATAGCCAACTATTTGGTCTATGGATACCAGCCTGGCGGATTCTTTACCTCTGTGCTAGCCAATGACTTTCACGGTGCTATCGCTCGCAGTCATCCTTCCAACACTATAGAAGCACTCAAAATGCTCAGCGGGTGGATAGGCGAGTGTATGCCCCGTGAAGCTCACGGCGGCTATGATGTTGTTAGCAATTGGTGTTATCTACCGCCCAAAGCTCGTAGACAAATCCTAGAAAACCGTGAATTAATTTATACAGAACAAGAAGAAGTTATTATGGCTCTTCGAGAAGAATCTACAATTGAACCGATACTGTATTAAAGGAGTTGAGGAATGAGCAACCTTTGGTTTAACATCCGTTTTGGTACCAGGCATTTTCAGTTCTCTAGAGACTGGGAAGTCTCCTTCCGTGTTAATCCTTACTTCCTAGAGAATCCACCTACTAAGTGGTTTGAAGTGTATTGCGTATTTGGAAAGCAGGTTGGTTTATGATTGATTATCACGAAGCCGTTAGAGAAATGCACAAAGGCCGTGTGGTCAAATACGTTGGTACAGTCAATGGCAATGTAATGACAGATCGTGGCTGGAGTTGGTGTATGTGCCGTGGTTGTATTTTTCCATATCAAGATGGACCCGTATGGGAATTAGCAGGCCGCATGGTCTATGATCCAGACTTTCGTTATGTGCTTACTGGCGAAACAGTTGATCCGCGAGCGTGGAAGCCAGAACGGAACCAAGACCGTAAAGAGATTCGATCAAAGTTAGGCTACAGTCGTATCGGAAGGAACAATGTATGACGGAAGGTGATCGAGCAGGTTGGTGGGCAGTCGTATATCTATTAATGGTAGGTGCGGCTGCTTACTTTACAATCTTTATGATCGTTTTCAGTTTTGTTAAAAAAATGTTTTGGAGTTGAAGAATGATAAACGAACATTTTAAAAATCAAATCGAACAAGGTGCTAAAGAAATGTTTTTCTATGCTATTGAGCAGGAAGGCAACTTGACGATTCAACGGCATCGAGGCACACTAGATACATTCCCTGATCTAGAATATGTCCGTCATTTAACTGATGGCGTGCCTCTATTCAAGGAAATGACATGAAAAAAATCTATTACGAAAAAATTGGTCGCAGATATGTGCCTGTGGCAGAATATGACAACGACTTCCTAGACAGCTTTACCAAAGGTAATCACTTGGTAATGAGCTATCCTGGTGGAACTAGTCGCAGGTTTAATATCGACCCGGCTTATGCTCCTATGATCGCTGCCAGCCGTGTTGCTGAAGATGAAATTTGTCGTGCAATCAGCAAGGCCAGCGAACTACGACCACAGCGTACTCTTCTCACCCCTGGTCAAAAGTCTGCTTGGAAAAATCTAGCCGAAGAACTAGGGGACGAGTTAGCTACTCTCAACGGATTATGTATCCGCGATTGTGCTGAAGCAGGAGTAAAAGCCATGCAGGAAGAAGCAGACAAATTAATGAAACACGAAAGTGTTCGCAAGGCCTACGATCATTTTATGTTGATGTGTCAATTAGTAAAGGAAAAAAATGAGCTCAGTGTTTGATTTTGACGAAATGTTTGGTTCAGCCGTCGCTACGTCAGCACATCCCAACTACGGAAAAGCAATTAATGTAGTAGAATTTCCCACAGTACACAAAGACGACAACGAACCAATTAATTTAATCTGGCCTAACATTAATCAAGGCCCATGGATTGCCGGCGGTGCCTGTCTGCGGTGGTATCAAGGACAGCCTGTGGGCGACAATGACATCGATGTATTCTGTGCTAATGCCAAACAGGCTGCGGATATCATTGCTAACATCAAAGGGTATGGTCGATATAGTACTAAATTTGAAAGCGAAAACGCAGTGACCTTAGATTATTGGTCAAAAGAAGATTACAATAAACGCTGGACCATCCAGGTTATTACCAAAAGATATTTTTCTAGTTTAGATGAAATTATCAACAACTTTGATATCACTGTCTGCGAAGTTGGTACTGCTGGTAATGAATGGAAGTTGGGTCCAACTACTGCTCGAGATATTCGCGAACGTAATCTTAGATTTAAAATGCCTCTACAACCAGACGCACTTAAACGATTGACCAAATATTGGACCTACGGTTATCGACCAGTCGAAGGAACTATAGAAGCTATCCAAAACAATCCCGTAGCCAAATGGCAATTTAGTGCCGAAACTGAGGACTATCAAAATGCGTTCTGAACAATCTTGGAGTCTACTAGATCCTAGGCCCGTACTACTATATCTGCCCAATATTGATGAGTACATTGTCTATTGGAACGGTATCGTTATGCCTCATACTATGGCACTATGTTTGGCTATGGAAAATTTTGGAGTATGGGCTACTCCAGAGATGAAAACTGCCATGGAAAAAGACTACGAGCGTATCTATTATGCTAACGGGTTTGATACCCGTGCTTGGGATAGCAAAGTTTCATCGAGCCCAGTCTACCCATATCTCAAACGTATTATGGGTGATCATCTTACGAAAGTAGTAAAAGATAAAGATGCTAAAGATGTTATCGGTTGGTTTGATTACAAAAAAGCAAGGAGAGCAGAATGATTAAAATTCTTTTAACTTTTATATTTTTTACCACAGTGATTGCATTTGCTATCAAAAAGGTAAGACAAATGACAGGTAAAGAAACATGGGCGTTGACTAAGACCGTTAGTTATGCTATACTTGTGTCATCGTTAGCATTTGCTGTAATGATCTCGATCGTTATTTTATTTTAAGGAAACACAATGAAACGTATTTTTACTCTCTCTATTCTTGCCGCGGCTGTTCTGGCTACTGGCTGTACTCGTATCGAAACCGGTGAGGTCGGTGTGCGAGTTGGTTTCGACAAGCAGGTCAAACCCGGCGAACTATTGCCCGGATCTTTTAATCAAGTTATTATCGGTGATGTCTTGACTTTTCCAGTCAAGGATGTTAACGTGGTCCTCGAGAACATGACGCCTGTGGCCAAAGACAACAGCACAATGAAAGACTTTGATGCTGTAGTAGTCTATAACATCAACCCACAAAGTGTAGCAGAATTGTATTCTACCAAGAACAAGGCATTCCACGCAGAGTTCAAAGGTGACACTTATGTAATGTATAACTACGTTGTACAGAATGCTCGTAACGCGGTCTACAAAGCCGCTCGTAAGTACGAAGCACTGGATATGGCAGACAATCGTGAGCCTATGGAAAAGTACATCCAGGAAGAAATCACCCGCAATCTCGCCGAAGAAAAGCTCGATGGCACCATTATGATCAGCCAAGTGTTGATTCGTAATGTCGTACCAGCAGATTCAGTTGTAGAATCGGCTAATGCTCTTGTCCGTGCTAAAAACGAACTCAAGCAAAAGGAAGTTGAAGTTAAGACTGCTGAAGCTGAAAGCCGCCGAATGGTGGCCTTAGCAGCAGGCAATACAGCACAGTCGTTGGAATTTAAGAGACTTCAAATTGAAGAAACTAAAGCACAGGCTATGCTCGAAGCTGCTAAAAAGGGTAGTTTGATGATGGTCCCTTCAAACTCTTCTCCGTTGATTAGTATTAACGGAAACACTGGCAAATAAAAGGTCAGCGTCTGTAGCTAAGTGGAACAGCAGGAGCCTCTAAAACTCCAGATGCGTGGGTTCGATTCCCACCGGACGCACCAAACATATTATTAAATACATTTTTAAGGAGAAGCCAAATGGCCTAGATTGAATACGCTTGTAAGGACGTGGTGTTCCATTTTAACAAAAAACACCTAGAGGACCAAACCATACCTATGTGGGTCCTAAAAACACATGGGGAATCATTTTACGTACATCACGTAACCTGCGAGATACCTTGGACTACCAAGGAAACCCCAGACAACTCGCATACCAAAGGCAGTATCAAAGTCAAAGATTGTCTGTTGACCATTGACGAAGAAAACTCTGCTACTATCAGCAATCTCACAGTATTTGATAAGATTCGATTACGCAATCAAAAGTTGGGTATTACTCGTATCATATTCTCTTGGGGATCTAAGTTTCACACAGCTCTAGCAGGCAATGAATTCAAACACAGTCCGTTTAAGAATGTTGAAGGCGGCTGTGGCAGCAGTTTTATCATCTGTGATCTGTTGAAACAAGAAGAAGCTACCTTTGCTGCTTTGAAGTATCCAAACAGTTTTCGAATACTCAAACCCAACGAAGGTTATTATCAAGCATATGATAAAAAAGGCCCGATTTGGGAAGAGGATGATCTCGACGACGAATAATACTCTCTTACCGCGAATTAATTAAATAAAGTTTTAAAGGAAGCCACTATGAAACACCTAGTAGTAGTGGCGTTTCTATTCAGCCTTACTAGCTCTATAGCCAACGCCCAATTTAGATACGATTATCCTATCGTCTGTGATAAAACTCAAAAACTAGTCGAAAGCCTTTCACTCAATTTCAAAGAAAAAGTATCCTGGGCAGGAAGGCATGTTGATGACGAATCTATGTATTCGCTCTGGGTAAATGAGCGTACAGGCAGCTGGACTCTACTCAAAATGAATCCCGAAGTTGCCTGTATTTTGGGCGTCGGTGAAGAATCTAAATTTACAATTGGCGATTCAACTTAAACAAATATTTCAAAATACAGCTTGACACAGATTAGATTTCATGCTATACTGTATAAACATGAAAGGAGTGTCATGACTACATTACAACTAATTTTGGGCATCGCTTCAATTTTTTCGTCGGGCGTTTTGGCACAACTATATTCTTCGAAAAATGACGAACGTGATTTTTATATGAGCGTCATTGGATTTTCTTCCGGTGTGTTTATTCTTATTTCAATGATTGGATCTATTGTATGATTACCATTAAAGAATTTATGGAAATCTGTGACTACAAAATCACAGAGGGCAGCGAATACTGCTGGCAATGTTTTGGCCCAAACGCTTATCGTTTAGATTCTTGGAACCAAGAACAAGACGGCCACACTGTTAGTATCATATTTGATACACGCACCCACGTAGTCTATGAAGCCACAGCTTACGATTACAAGCGTGAACGAGCTTATCGATTAACCAATCCTGATTTTAAATCAGCACACACCGCAGAGTCAGCAGAGCGTGACGTTGACGAGAATCAAGCATGGGACGATGTCAACTATGTCGATCTCGATGTCGACGACGACTTTATTCAAAAGTCATTGGCCATTGTCAATAACGAGGACTACGATACTCGTGTTAGTGTTCCTGTAGATTTCACAGACGAAGAATTGCTGACTTATATGAAAATGGCACACGATCGTGACATAACCTTTAACCAATTGGTTGAAGACGCACTTAGGGCTGCTATTGACGAATTTAACATGCGAGAAGAATATGATTTCTCAGATGCCGAACATGGCCCTGTAGAAGAGTCTATCAAAAAAATCAAGAAGAAAAAGAAAGGAAAGTAATGTCTGACGCACAAAAGTTTTTAGAAGACCTAAAGACTGGGGTACGACATGTTGTAATTAATACCTGTTATGGCGGCTTTGGTCTAAGTGAGCGTGCCATAAATGAGTACATGAAGTTAGCAGGACTTACTGAAAAAGATTTCCATGATCGAGATATTCCTCGTGACGATCCTTACCTTATCAAAGTCGTCAAAGAACTAGGTATAAATGCCAACGGTACTCACGCTAATCTTAAAATCGTAGAGATTCCTGGAGATGTATCTTGGCACATAGGTGAGTACGATGGCAACGAGTGGGTAGCCGAGGATCACCGATCATGGAGTTGATCAGATTCAGTTTTGGCAAGGATCGATATCACGAACAAAGAGCTATGCTCGATTGGTGTGAAAAAAAACTAGGCCCTGGTGGTTACTACGCATTTACAAGAGATCCCGAGAATGCTAAATGGAGTATTGACAGTATGTTTGGACATACACATTTCTTCTTCATTGATCCCAAAGATGCATTAATGTTCAGTTTAGTATGGCAGTAGGTAAAGGTTTAAAGGTTGGTAGTGTGAACGAGATCTTGGCAACGAGATCTCGTGCCACCTTTAGTCATCGCATAAACTTTCAAACCCTAGGTTATGTAACTCTGCCTAAGATGAAGGAATGGTGCGATGAGAATTGTCTAGGTCTTTGGAGATGTCAGGATATACATGCTTTGTATTTTCAATTCGAAAACGAACGTGATGCTACAATGTTCATGCTCAAATGGGGCAGTGCGGAAGGTAATAAATTGAAATGAGAGAACTTAAAAAAGAACTATGGCCTTATAAAGTCAAGGTCCTCGAAACCGAGTTCGACAGTTCTATAACTGACATAGAGATTTGGTTAGGAAAACAACTAGGCACATTTAAAAATCGATGGAATGTTGTGTATCATCACAACAAAACCTATTTCTACTTTCGTAAGAGCGAAGATGCTACACTATTTGCGTTGAGGTGGGCATAATGCATCAATGGCAACTAGATATGTTAGATAAAATGACACGATATAAAGGCAAAGGCCTTGTTCAAATGACAGGACGCCAAATGGGCAAGAGCACCTTCAGTGGCCAAGCCTTTCAACGATTATGGGACGATATTAATGACAGACCTATAGAAGACTTAAAACTAAGTGAAGGCACAGTCTACGGTTCCCGTTATTACTGTGTAGAGCCAGTTGGCGGTAGTTGGCTGCGTATGGAGACATGGTGTTTAGATACATTTGGATCTAACGGAAGTGCCTGGGATAAAGATAAAGCACCCGAACCTAATGCTCGATGGTATATGAATGATCGACGATTTTGGTTTAGAAGTGAGGCAGACAGAACGATGTTTGTATTAAAATGGCGTTGAATCATCTAGACATCGGCAGGGGCTATGTGTTAAGCTATGATAGCAGAGATATCCCATTGCCTTGTGAGTTAAGAGAATCTGTATGGTCTTGGTGCAAACAACAGCAAATACAGTTAGAAGGTCACAAATATGGTGTCGCTGGTATGGATATTTGGCGAGTAAAGGATGACAGCCAGCGAGTAAGGTTTTTATTAAAATGGCAATAAGAACACTAAGAAGAAAAGTTATCATCCGCGAATACGATTTCAAACGTGTTCGAGATCAAGCATTCGCTCCCTTGGCTATGATGGGATCATCAGAGACTCTATATGATAGAGCAGAGTTTATGCCCCTTAATCAAGAGAATCTTGAAAAACTCAAAGTTATAGATATACTTCGAAGTAAAAAAACAAAAATCTCAGAAGTAGATCTAGATCTTAAAAGGCCTGCTCTATTAGTGGCTCAGTTACGGGATTATCTCTACAGCGACAAATATTATAATTGGCATGTGACTGTAGACGAAGAGGGCTATGTCTGTGTACAAGCCCGTAAGAACACTCCTAAGACTCGATTAGGATGGGCTATATTTGAAAAGGACATAAAATGTCGAATCTAGAAGACGAAATTGTCAACGAACTGTCTACTCAGATGCAGAGTGAAATAGATTTTTCTATATTATCCGATATGCTGGTACAGGCCTGCGGTTGGAAAAAAGTTACACTGACTAGATTCTTTAGCAGGAAACATTCCGTCAATATCCTGATGTGGTGCGAAGAACATATCAAGCATCCGTTTGAACACAGAGGATCTACTTTTGTTTTTGAAAACGAAGGAGATGCTATTAACTTTACACTAAAATGGTTATAACACAACGAATCTACGACGGCTGCGATTGTTACCCCTGGATGGAGGTTCGTGCTTGGTGGCCAGTGCAAACTATCGCTGGAAAATATGTGTGGGGTAGAAAGATCTACAAGAGAAAATTTTGGGCAGTGTGGGGTACAGGTTTCCATATGGAACCGGAAGTTGAGTATGCTGAACTATTTGATATTTTAAATTATGGGCAGACTTAAAGAACATTATTCATTCCCAAATGCTCCAGATAGAACGCCAGCGATAAATCAAAAACTAGCTGACACCTATTTTCAGCACCATTCTCCCTACACTCACCGTCCACCTAAACATAAGTACAACGTCGTAGGGGATCGTGTGGAAGAAGTCAAAACAATCATAGTACATGAGTTTTCAATGGGAGATGTCGAGGATCCTGACTTGTATGCTGCTCAGCCGTTATACGAATGGGAAAAAAGTGATAAAGGCCAGTGGGTGATGAAGAACGCCTGCGACACGCCTACTTGGTATAGAATGGCTGATATGTTTAACTACGGGTACCGATATCAGATACGGGCCAAACTAATGGGTCCAGCACTCACAGAATGGCTGTTAAGGTACGGCAATTGAGCAACGATCCAAAATCCTTTATCAACATGGCCCACAAGACTGTAGGGGCTGTATTATTAGAAGATGACAAACTAATGTCAATCTTACATTCATATCATGTTGTTCGTTTAAACAGCGATGATGACTTCAATGACAAACTTACTTGGTGTATGGAACATTGTCAAAGTAAATTTAGAGACATACGAGAATCCAATTGCCGTGCTTGGTATTTTCAAAACGAACAGGATGCTAGTATGTTTGCTATGAGGTGGTCTTGAACAGCACATTTATAGTTGAAAAGAAGAATAGGGTTATTTTTCTATCCGATTACAAATTTTGGGCCGAACACGAAGAAGAATTAAAACAATGGTGTAAAACAAATGCCTGTGTATTCCAAGGAATGACTGTTCAGTATTTTGATGACAACACTTTGGTATTGTTTGGTCTAAAATGGTCTTAGTCACTGTTGACTTTCTAACAAGTTTCTGTTACAATAAAATATCATCAACGAGTATAGAAAGTCTGTTATGCCTCGACAAAGAGCACGACTCACCGATAAACAAGAACGTATTCTAGTACAAGCCCAATTGATGGGTTTGACTCCTCACGATATGCAAAGGATCAGCAATAGGTTGATCGCATTACAGAAAGAAGCTGAGGAAATTAAAAATATCAACGATACTATTTCGGGATATACCTGGATCAAGAATGACAAAGAGTCTTGGACTATCACCACCCCCGAAGGTTATGTCTGTAAGTTTGGCAAGCCTATGAAAGGTGGTAGGATGTATTGGGAAACTGTTAAAGATTATCCTATCACTATAACCAAACCCGGTACTGCTTTTAAAACTCGTGTACTACAGAAAAAACAGGTGACTATTAGAAATGTATGGCTGGCTAAACTCTGTCCAGAAAACAGTAAAGAACTCTACGGAATGATTAAATGGGTCAGTCAACATCTACAATGGGAGCTACGTAAAAAATGACCATTGAACAAGCAACCATTGTAGAGATACTACCTACCGAAGTTTGGTATGAAAAAGATTTCTTCGGAACGGTCCATATCAAGATGAAACATCAAGGTATGGAACCTTTCACATTCATGCAGATGCACTACAACTATATGTATACCAGCAATGGACATCAGCATGATATGGTCAAGCGTATTGGACAACTGTTAGGAGTAGAAGACATTCAAAGTCGTGAATGGCAAATGCCCGAAAGTTGGAAAGTAAGTTCTAGCGAAGTTGACGAAGAACTTCGCAACGGAATTATCACGTCGATGTGTTATACACAGCGACATGATTATGGTCTAGACAAAGATATCGGCAATGGATTTATTTCTGAAATCAGTTCAGGGATGACCAACGACGAACGACAGGCTTTGTGGAATCAGATGGCACAGATTTTTGATAATAACATCGCACCCTATATGGAGTTCATATGAATGAACGAATTCAAGAACTTGAGAAACAATGCTGGAGCCATAGAGTAGATGGTGCACTAGTAGATGGACAGTTACATTTTGATACACAAAAATTCAACAAACTAATCATCCAGGACTGTATTCAGACCCTGCGTAGCAACGGCTACGATGATGCGGCACAATGCCTGCACGATATCCACTTTGGATTGGATCATCCTGTATGAACGAACGAATTCGAGAACTTTGGATCAAGGCTGCTGAATCTACAGCCGCTTTTCCTAGTGGACAAAATAACTCTTGGGAAACTCAGGTTAACTTTTTAGACAAGTTCGCCGAGTTGATTGTGCGTGAATGTATGAATGTAGCAGTATATAAGAGTGACGGTATGATGTTTACTGCTGATATAGCAGGACACCGAGCAGCGGGTAGAGAAATCGCAGCGAAAATGATTAAAGAACATTTCGGAGTTGAAGAATGACCGAACGAATAGCAGAACTTGAAGCAACATTACGAGACCTTTACGAAGGACGTACTTTGGTTATTCCGGCCGACCTTGATCATGCTTATCAAATGATGAATCTATCAATGATGTATATCAGAGACGACCAACAACGAGTAATGAGTTATTTAAAACAGGATACTGTAAATGAAAATCGGATTTAGTCTAGGTCGTTGTATTCGCGATATTGTCGACGGTGATGTTAGTGTTGACGATGTGGCATTCCTTATCACAGCTACAAATGTCCGAGATAGATCACAGCTCGATAATGTCATTGGTGTTTATATGAATGAGCCTGGATATCTGTTAGGCAAGGATTATCATCAGTGTATGGAAGTAGCACAACTATTATGGGATACAAATAGAATTCTACAGCCTCGTGCTCAAGGCATGCATAGACATGCTCAGCCGGAAAGCTCTATCTGGGTTGATATTTTTCCTACACAGACTAGCGACAACGACTCTGTCAAGAAAGCCTGGAATGCCTATAGATTTATGCTACATATGGTAGAGAACGTAGATACGGAGGCTACGGAAGTTTTTAAAACATAAGGAGTGCGGTATGGAAATTAAGAACGGATCTAGATGGTCTGCTTCAAACGGTAAAGTATATCATGTATTACATGTCATAGAGCTTGAGGGGCACACGTGGGTACATTATATCTTAGAAACCAAAGAACAAGATATCAATAAAGAATTTAGTTGTTATCAAGAAAGTTTCTTATCACGATTTACCCCGTTACCAGAATGATTAATATACATCTCAATTTACGTATTCCTGGAAGTGATAGATTTCGAAATATCAAATGCTTCCACGGAATAGTACCATTTAGCCAACATAAGTTTTGGGAGACACAGATTTACAAAGGATCTGATATAGTCGACCTTTTTCTGCGAGTAACCGCAAAACAAAGTCACGCCGGAATACACATTGGCATTGGGCTGTTAGGCGTTAACATAGAGTTCCAAATATACGATAATCGGCACTGGAACAAAGAAAATGGCTGTTGGCAAACCCATTAACAGATGCTATAATTACTTTTAAAGGATAAGTAATAGTAAATTATGGAGCATCGTGTGAAAAAACTGGAAGATTTCATAGCCGAAGATCGGATTGATCTCAAACTACTTGAAAATCACACACATTTTATCAACGGCGAAATCAACGAAGATTCTGTAGGTCCTGTAGTAAAATGGTTAGTTTACGAAAATTTAGATACATCTAAAGAAAAAATTCTCACGATCTATATCAACAGTACAGGCGGAGATTTATATCAAGCATTTGGATTGATTGATGTCATGCAGGCCAGTCCGCATGTCATTCGCTGTATTGGGATAGGTGCTGTGATGAGTGCCGCGTTCCTTATTTTTTCAGCAGGCGACAAAGGTCAGCGATATGCTGCTAAGAATACCAGTTTCATGTGCCATCAATTCACAGAAAATACCGAAGGCAAATATCACGATCTTAAAGCATCTATGAAAGAAAACGATCTCTGTAACGAGCGGATGGTAGTAGTATTAAAAGATGCTACAGGGTTAGCCCCTAGTATCATCAAGAAAAAACTTTTGCCGGCCAGTGACGTATATCTAACCGCAGAAGAAGCCGTTGAACTCAAAGTAGCAGATCATATTTTAGAATGAGGCCCATATGAACGTTGTGTCATTAGATCCAAAACAGAAAAAAGATGGAGAGCGTAAAGAATCGATGCTGGAAGTGTTAGCAGAAATACAACGACAAATCGACGAAGGTGAGATAACAGAATTCGTTGCGTGTTCATTAAGAAGAGACGGAGATGCCCAAGTACATGCTAGCTGTCTCGATCTCGTTGGTGGTGTGGGATTGTTTGAAGTTGGTAAGCACTTACTAGTACAGACTGATCAAATGTTGTAAAAATGCCACATTAGTCTACAAAAAACTCATTGACATATAAATAAACAGACAATATAATAAGGACATGGTTAGGAACGCAGAAAAACTTTTTTTGCCAAAACAAAAATAGTGGTTGACAGCGAGACTAAATAAATGTACAATTAAGACATGCGTTAGAAATAGCGTGTTAACAAAGGATAAAGAAAGCAAATGAAAACGACATCATTACATAGACAATGTAAATCGATAGCCCAGTTAGGAGGCGTAATGCCCTCTGCTTGGTTTGCGATTAATAGTCTATCATATGATCGTACACCAGAGCTACACCCGGGGTCCATGGAGACGATGAGTTAACAAAAAAGTAAACTCAAACTTCAAAAGGACCCCAGGATTAAAAACCCTGGGGTTTTTGTTTGTTAAAAGGAAAAATGACAGATATAGATTATGCAAAATTAAATGAACGGATCGTTGAACAGGCTTATGAAGCCGCTCTTAGTAATACTCTTACTAAAGAACAGCTTCAAAAACTTATTCAAGATAAGTTTGAACGTGCTAGAGTGTATCACGAAGCGTTAGCGAAAGCACCAACGTTTAGTGTAAACTAAAGTACAAAGTGTGAAGATACCAGTAACGAGGACTGGGCCCTGCACTTAAAACATGGGGCGAACGGGCGGCCTACCGGATGAAACTGTGGCGAAAACGCAGGAGTATAAATGGTAGCGTATTAAAGCATTCTATAGGGACGGCTGGACCCATAGATCAGTATCGCATAGCGAGCGTTATTAGAGTGCTTTAATACACACTCTTCATTCACCCTTTGACGGTGTCTAAAAGCATAGCGGAGAGTGTTACAATTTTATATCGCGGTGGACTTCTGGGTTAGGTCATCACCCTTTCAAGGTGACTAGGCGGGTTCGATTCCCGTCCGCGATACCAGTTTTGGACTGTGTTCCCTACGGCGGACTGTAAATCCGTTGCCTTAATATGTAGGGTGGTTGGCGATTAGGTTCGATTCCTTCACGGTCCACCAAATTTGGCCTCATCATATAGTGGTTATTATACCGGCCTGTCTAGTCGGATATCGGAGTTCGATTCTCCGTGGGGTCGCCAAAATTTTATATAAGTAGATTTACGCCGCTTTAGTTAAATGGTATAACAGTTGCCTTGTAAGCATCAATCGTTGGTTCGATTCCATCAAGCGGCACCAAAATATTCCCCAGTAGCACAGCGGTAGTTGCACTTGACTGTTAATCAAGGTGTCCGTGGTTCGATCCCACGCTGGGGAGCCATACATAAATACCATATATCGGAGAGTTTTTATGGTGTTGACTAAAGTTACTTTTACTAGTGTTGAAATGGATTTTCCTAATTTTGACGAATTCATGAATTATAACTATCATGTATTAGGACATGATAAATTTATGGAACTAGCGTATATATTTTCAGATCCTATAATCGAAGGCACTATGTTGCCTTATGAAAAGGTACGCTGGGCGGATGATGGTAAGAGTGGTTTCATACAACGGTATCATGAAAGTTCTCTTCAATCAAAAGACTTTCAGTTAAAATTAATCAACTCGCCATCATTTGTTGAACTACAACAATTATTAGGCGAATTTCAAATATCTGTATCAATAGAGTCGGGTCCATCAGATGAGATTGATCTCAATAATGGTAACGTAGATTTTATTGATATCGACAGTCCAGGAGTGCTAAGACGCCCTGGCAAATAATCCAGGGGGTATGGTATAGTTGGGAACACACTAGCCTTGCACGCTTGAATCCGGGGTTCGAATCCCCGTACCTCCACCAAGTTTTTCCGAGTGTAGGATAGCCTGGTTCATTCCGCCTGCTTTGGGAGCAGGATGTCGCAAGTTCGAATCTTGCCACTCGGACCAATATTGCCTCGTTAGTTTAATGGTAGAACTCCGTCTTTACACGGCGGTTACGGCAGTTCGATTCTGTCACGAGGTACCAAACAACGCACGATTCGTCTATCGGTCAGGACGCTGCCCTTTCAAGGCGGAAAGACGAGTTCGATTCTCGTATCGTGTACCAATTGCGGGATTAGTTTAATGGTCAAACGAAACTTTGCCAAGGTTTAGTCAGGAGTTCGATTCTCCTATCCCGCTCCAATAATTACTCACTAATGTAATGGCAGCATGACAGTCTCCAAAACTGTTCGTCGGGGTTCGAGTCCCTGGTGGGTAGCCAAGTTTTTATGCCTCTGTAGTTTAACGGTAAAACAGCGGATTTATATCCCGTGTGCAACAGATAATTGGCCAATGTGGGTTCGACTCCCGCCGGAGGCACCAATGACAATGTGAGGGTGGCAGAGAGGCCCAATGCAAGAGTCTGCAAAACTCTAAAGTCGTCGGTTCGAATCCGACTCCTCACTCCAAGTAATACCCCTGTACGCTAATTGGTAGTGCGGATTCTCTCAAAAGGAGTTGGCTGTCTGTTCGAATCAGACCAGGGGTACCAAGTTATGGAAGCGTGGCAGAGCCCGGCTTATTGCGTTAGTCTTGAAAACTAAAGGCTCCGAGAGGGGTCCGTGAGTTCGAATCTCACCGCTTCCACCAATTAAAGTGAACGTAAAATATTTTCAGCTACAACTTGATTAGTGCTAGGACCGTAATGACCTGTATCTCTAGCATAGTCTAATCTAGCTATATTAGATAAAGACAAATGAACAAATTTAGCACCCGCCGACTCGGCTAAGTGTTGTATAGCGTGTAAATTTTTTAAATGATTAAATTTTAGATTTTTTTCATCAACAATCCATTCTTTATAAAAATTTGAATGGTTATGAGAAGAAGCTGACATATTGTGAGGTTTGCGACTTTCACCATCGAACCATTCAAGTCTTGACGAGTCAGGACTTTGATAAAGTACAATCTTAGGTTTCAACTGCTGTATCCAATTATATGCCATTCTAAAACAACAATCAGCACTAGTACTGTCTATGGCTAAATTGAAATTTGCTAGATTTAATTTTTTACTAATAATGTAGGACCACGTGGATTCATAAGGAATCCCAGTACCCAAAGTAAAACTACAACCCAATGATACTAGGTTATCAGTATTGGTAAATTCATCAGATCTAAAACCATAAGAATTAAATTTATAATTGATATGTTCAGTTAGACACCACTGTATTCGTTTGTCTGATTTATTATATCTAAACATTTCTTCACTGTCGCCCCTGTGCCACAGTAGTGTTTGATTTTTATATTGTTCGTTGATGTGAGCTTCGGTATTGAACATACGGATATTTATAGACAGTTTATTCCCGGATAGTTAAATGGTATAACAATCGGCTGATAACCGGTCATTACAAGTTCGATTCTTGTTCTGGGAACCAATTATAAGGAGAAAACAAAATGGGGCGGTCGCAGTTTTACTCATGGTCATAGTTTTAATAATTTTTATTGACAAAAATTTAAAGTGAGATTATACTATGGCACACAAGCAACAAGGTATTTTAACAAAAAGTCCTCAGTGGTGGAAACATCTCAAGGATTGGAAACGAGTGTTCTGGAAATCAGAACGCCAAGCACAAAAACGTAACATTAAACAAGGAGAATGACATGAAACGTGCTAAACGTTAGTGTCAACCTAGACCCCGTATTGGTCCTGGTTGGCACATTAAATCAATTTAATTACGACCAACCATGCTAAACTTTAGTGGCGAAGTAACCGGCTCTTAACCGGAGGAACTGAGTTCGATTCTCAGAGCATGGACCAATACGGGGCTATAATTCAAAGGTAGAATAGTCGGCTTTTAACCGATCTATCCCGGTTCGAGTCCGGGTGGCCCTACCATATAAAAACACATTGATTCGCCTCCAGGTAATAGTCAAATTGAAGCCGAGCAAGGATGCAGAGTCTCGGATTAAAGACTTAATGTGTTTCTATATGGTAAAGTAGCATAATGGTTGTGCAACACCTTCATACGGTGCCCGGTGTGAGTTCGAATCTCACCTTTACCACCAAGTTTTGTAAGTGTCAGCAAGTGAAGTCACGCTAATAAGGTTTCTTCGAAGGACCGAGTTAGTAAAAGGCAAATGGGTTCAACTCCCACCCTGCGGGGAACCGCGGGGGTCTGTAAAGGAGACTACGCTGGACGGAGCCCAAGTGATATCCATCACGTGTGCGGTCAGGCTAGGCGGCCGGTAGGTCCTGAATAAATCTACGATAAAAGTGACGTAGGCTTACAAATTCATTTTGTTGGGGGTTAGTTAAATGGTATAACCACGGATTTTGATTCCGTTATTAAAGGTTCGATTCCTTTACCCTCTGCCATGCTCTTATAGTATAATGGCTAGTACACTGTCTTGGTATGACAGGAATCGTAGTTCGATTCTACGTTAGAGCACCACACATCGGGCTTTGGTGAAATGGATATCATTACGGTCTTCGAAACCGCAGGTAGAGGTTCGATTCCTCTAAGCCCGGCCACCTTAAGGAGAATGTTATGAAATCAATGACTTTTAAAAATCGTATGAATGGAGAGCGTTTTGTCTGTGACGACGTCCGTACGGTCGAAGTTATAGATGGAGTAGAATATCTCATAGTACATCGACCCAACGAGCATCGCACATTTAAGATGCGTAAAGATGCTCTAGAAAAAGATACCGCTGTAGTGAAAGGGATATCACGAAACTTTGCGAAAGTTTAAGTTCACGTTCGACTCGTGGCGGCGGTGCCAGTTCAATGGTGTCTTTAGTGTAGTGGTAGCAAAGCTGACTGTGAATCAGCAGGCGAGGGTTCGATTCCCCAAGGCACCCCAAAGGAGTTATTATGGAAGCAGTAAAAACAATAAACTACCTAACCGGATC